GTGTACCTGTCAGCGCCGGACCAAAGGGCAATAAAAAGCCCTGTAGGCTGTAAGTCTACAGGGCTTTAAAACCTTTGCCCGGTGTATGTTTACTTTGCAAGTACGGCGAATCTTGCGACCTCCTCCTGCGTCGCTTTGCCGCTCAATAGCTTTGCGCGGAGCGTCTCCACTTCGTTGGTGCGATCCTCCTCCGCTTTGCGCTCCTTTGCCGCCTGTTCTATCTTCCCCCAGTTTAAAGCGATGTTTGAACGCTGCATTGCTATAAACGCCGTGTGTAAGTCGGTAACGGGTTTTCTCTCTAATACCTTTACGCCGTCCTTTTCAGTCTGTGACGGAACGAAAGAAAAGCCATTTGTTGCCTGTCTACCTAACCACAGGCGGCGGACTACCTTTGCCGCTTCACGTGCTAATGGCTTGTCGGCTATCTCCTTATAATAGTAACGTCCCCCTATCTCCAGCACTGGGCGGAGTGTTACCACTTCGGCAAGTTTGCCATCAATACAGCAAACATCATTTTCACACACCGACAAGTAACGGCGGCGGAGCCTCCGCACCTCCTGAAGCGTATACTTTACGACATAGTCAGCATACACGCCGACCATATCAGCGGCGGCGGCAGCCTCCGCACGGGCAATTAGTTTGCACATCTCCGACCTGTTGTCGCCGTAGGTTTCGCCCTCCAGCTGTTTTGCAAGTCGTTCACGTTCGGCGGCGTTAAATCTCGCCGCTTTTTTCTTTGTGTTCTCTTTTTTAGCGTCTATTACGCTATTGTCAAAAATTTTTCCCATGATGTATAATTTTTAGTGGTCGTTGTTTTGTGTCCCGGTCTCTCCGTGCCGTGCCGTGCCGTGGGACAATACGCACACGTGGCACAAAGTACCCACCGCCGTGGGTAACTTGTAAGGCTTGCACCTTTACAGGTGCAAAGGTAACGGAAAAAATCGAAAGTTACAACCCCCTATTTTGAGGCAATTTCAGCAACATAACTAACTGAAATACAAGCGGTTAGGTATTTTAACACTTACTAAAAAGTGGTCGGTTTTTCCTATTATTGGTCTATTTTACGCCAATTTCAGCCATTTTCATTTGTAATAATTGCAAACAACAAAAAGTGGTTATAAATTGTAAGCAAAACAGGGTTGAAATGTTAATTTGTAATTATTACAGGGAAAAGTGTTAAAATATTAACATTTGTTAGTTGATTTAAATCAAGCCTATTTTATAACTAACTGATATACAGCACTTTAGCCTTATTTGAAAACAAGCAAATATTGTTTGCAAATATTATCATATCTGATTATCAATGAGTTACAGGTGTGAAATCGAAAGTGTTAAATTAACAAAGTTTAAACTATTGCCAGTTTTCGGGATTTTGTATATATATGCGTTTTAAGAATTAATATACAGGGGTAAATGCTTGATATTCAGGCGGTTACAACTTTTTATAATCTAAAGTAAGGTAAAACAGGAATTTTTATAATTAACACTTATTAACGTTATATTATTGCATATAATATAAAGAAAACAGGGTGCGCCCCCTGAGAATTGGCTATATGTCGCTATAGTCACCTCTTTTAAAAATTTTTTCTTCCGATTTTTGACTTTGTGTAAACTTATGTTCCCATTTGTTAAAAACTGTAAACTTGTATATTTATGTATATTTGGTTTTATTAACTTCCTGGCGGTCGAAACTGGGAAGTGGAACATCTCTTTGTCGCCGAATAGCTATGTATATTTATTATACACTCGATGTAGGATAAAAATGCACCAAAAACCTCGTATTTACGGGAGTTTGTGTATGATTGTAGAACTTATTTTGTACCTTCGTTTCAGAGGCATGTGAGGATAGGGGTTGAGAACCTTATCATACACTACCTACACAAACCCCGTGTTTATCGGGGATTTGGCTGCATTTGGAACCTACATTAATCGTTCATTTTCTGTTAATCGGAATTGACCGTCTCTACGGACTGGTTTTATCAGATGCAAAAGTAGTAAAATTAATTGTAAAAGTATGGGAAACGGAATGGAAAACCTCATGGAAAGACTTGAAGAGGAAGAAAAGAGGGAGAGGGATAAGCGCAACAGATGGCGCAAGCGGCTAAAAATTCTGATGATATTGGGAGTTTCACTGGCTTTTTCAGGCGTCACGATATTGGCTTTTGCAAAATCGCTGTCTGCTGGTTTTACAGTATTGGGAATTTCCTTTATGTTCCCATACTTGTTGTATGAATTTTATAACGAATGTTAATTATGGGATTTTTCAAGAAAGAGAAGAAAGAGGTAGTGGACGTGCAGCCATTCAGCACTCCCTATGAGTCTAAGACAAACGAGTCCTGCGACGGTCTGACCCGTGCGATGGACAATGCGGCGGATGTGGCTACGATGCGCCATGTCTTGTTACAGTTCACTAATTGGTTCAAGAGTGACTTCAAGGAGTTGCCGCTTCTGCAAGCGGACCCATTTGTTGACGACTGGTGCAACGGCATGACGAGAATGATATACGACTATATGTCAGACATTACAAAGAAACAAGAAGGTAAAAACAAGAACGAGATATGAAACAGGAGTTATTGGATGATTTGCAGCGTCTGCTGAAATGCCCTAAACCAAAGACGGAGTGTGCTGATAGAGCTTTGTTGGATGGCGCGTTGAGCGGATGGAAGGATGAGGCGTACGACCTGAAAAGAGAATTGAACAACGGCGATCCGACTGATGCTAAGTGGCTGGAGCGCCCGATAAAAGTCGAAATGCTGCCTCGCGGTTTGGACTCTCTCTGTCTTGACAACTTCGGACAATATGCGCAGAAATACTACAATGCGGCTATCACGTTCCGCCGCCTCATGTACACGCTTATTCACTATCATGCGCTGTTCAACCCTACGAGCAAAGACAGAAACGCCTATGAGCTTGCGCTGCGCGAGATGGAGGAGATATGGGTGCCGTTTAAAGAAAGGAGTAACAATGATTAACAGAGAGGACATTAAGGAGGGCTTGAAGTTTAGGATGCCCAATAACAAAATCGAGCGTAAGCATCAAGGTGCCACGGATATGTGTGAATCCACCCAGTATCTGACAACGCTGAAAACTCCGCACGGATACAAAAACTATGTGACGCCCGAAGTACCGATTTTCGAGGTGTGCGGCGGTCCGAAGCTGATAAGTTCCGCCGATAAGAAAGACCCGCATTGCGCATGGGTCGGCGAGTACATCAAGGTTCGCAGCGATGCGCTCGGAAAGAAACCACTCTACATATCCCTGGGCGACGTGATGCAACGCGGAATGATGTGCCTCGACGCTAATCTCTACCTTATTTTCAGTGCAGAGATTCCGAAGAACAACTGGGCGTACAGCACCTTTTTTGCCGGCAGTCGTAGCGGCGGTAAAAGATACCGTATGGAGCATTACGGATGTAGCCTTGACCCGATTGACTTTCTTTCAAAACTTTCCGCGTTTACTGAACAGCCAACTGGAGATGCCGATGCGTTCCGCGACATTACCAACGGCATGTACGACACCTTCAAGGCGAAGAACCACGACTACGGCAATAGTTTTGCGGAGCTGTTTAAGGAGTGCGGCATGACATACGCCTACGGACACATGGCAGAGAAGTTGAAGCGCGTGAAGTCGCTGATGTCTGACGAAGCGAAGGTGAAGGGCGAGAGTATGAAAGACTCCCTGCTTGACCTTGCGAACTATGCGATACATACAATTATGGAACTTGATAAAACAAGGAAGTGAAATGGCGAAGATTGTTTTAGACCCCGAAGAAAGCGGAATAGAAGCATTTGCCAAACTATTCTTTAGTGCTACAAGAAACATGGGGCTTTCGGACAAAGAGGCGTGTGAAGCACTCAAAAACTCCATTGAGGCAGCAGAAAATGCTCCGGCCGAGGAGAAGTATGACTGGTATGGGTCGCCTGCGAATATCGAACGGATATTACAAAGAGAGTTCAACAATGAAATGCAGAAAAATGACTAAGGACTGGAGCGGAAACGGCAAGAGCACCTTCATAACAATCGGTGCGAGCAATCACACGGACAAGGAGCGTGAGGAGCACGACTTCTACAGCACATCGCCAGAGGCTATAGACAAGCTATTAAAGCACTTCTCTTTGCCGAAGAGGATATGGGAGTGCGCTTGTGGTACTGGATGCTTGTCAGAGCGTCTTGTCGAGTTCGGGCACGATGTTGTGAGCACCGACCTTATAGACCGGGGTTACGGCGATATGCAGGACTTCTTCAAGGCTGACGCGATGCCCGACGACTGCGAGTGCATACTGACGGACCCACCCTACAAGTACGCACTGGAGTTCGTGCTGCACTCGCTTGACTTGCTTCCCGACGGAGGCTTGTGTGTGATGTTCCTCAAGACAACGTTCCTGGAGGGTCAGAAACGCTACGAGAGGCTCTATAAAAACACGCCGCCTAAGTACGTACTGCAATTCTCAAAGAGAGTGCTGTGCGCAAAGAACGGCAAGTTCGCTGCAATGCGCAATGGGGGGGTAGTGCAGTCAGCTACGCATGGTTTGTATGGGAGAAAGGTTACAACGGAGAAACAACCGTAAAATGGATATGAGCAAAAACAGATACCACAACAAGGCACCCTACTCCACTCTACATCCCGACGCAAGGCATTGGACTCGCAAGGGCAGTTCGTGGAAGCAGAAGGTTGGCTACGATACCGAGGATGAGGCATGGGAGTTTCTAAAGACACACCCGAAGCTCATTGAGCTGGGAATGACCGTCTACAAGTGTGATGTCTGCAATATGTACCACTGCGGACACAAGTATAACAATAAATAATTGAGAATGAAAAAGAAAGGATATTACGAATATACACCGCAGATTTACCCAAGGAAACTTTGGGTGATGTACAATACGTCGGAAGAAGAAATAGACAAATGCTTTACTAACATGAAAGGCGAGCCTCTTGTTCACAACGGCGAGCCTATGAGCGAAGGAAACTACGGAGGTATGGTTTATGACGAATGTATGAGTAAGGCAGGGAAATACTTCGGCAATCTCGTTGTCTTTCCAAAGAAGAGCGATATGACTATGAAAAATATCTGCCATGAGGCATATCATGTTCTATCGTCTATCAACGATGCGTGCGATTTGGAAAGGATGTATAACGGCAGAAATGAGCACCAGGCATACCTTATGGGTTGGATATGTAATTGCATCAACAACGCTCGTTTGGGAGTCGGTGATTTTATAGAAATTAAAGACAAGGAGGAATAGCTTATGTTTTTGGGATTTGAAAACTATCGCGACATTGATGTGCTAAAAGGAAAAACACTCGTTAGTGTCGATAGAGGCCTTTATGACTCAAACGATGCTTTGTTTTTCAAAACAGCTGATGGAGAATTTTACATTATGACGCACCACCAAGAGTGTTGCGAGGATGTATATATAGATGATATTTGCGGTGATTTCGCTGATTTGCTGAATGAGGAAATACTGACAGCGGAAGAGTTAAACAACGACTATCCTGTAGATGAAGAATGTATTGAAGATACTTATACTTGGACATTTTATCATTTAGCAACGTTTCATGGGGATGTCACTATTCGATGGTTTGGAACAAGTAACGGCTATTACTCCGAGAGTGCGGAATTTTACAAAATTAGTGAGGAAGATTATAATGTTCATGCAAAAAACAAATAGCTTATGGATAAAAATGAGAAATTAAAACTTGGTGACATTTACCTTGCGCCCATAGAGTTTTTTCTAAATAATTCCGTCGGAAAGCTAAAGCAGCAAATAGAAAGTTATGCGGAAGTCAGAGAGGACGGAATGGTTATATGCTCGGTTATTGAGGATATGGATTCTGTTTTTCCACACAAATCGGAATATACAATAGCAGTTAAGCAAATAAGGTTTGCACCTCAAATTAGGGCTTATGTAAATAAGGACTGTGACTTTGGGTGTTTTAAGCAACTTTCGGAAGCAGAAATGAAAGTTTACGGTGTGCTTTTGTATTATTTTGGGGGTTTAATTGCAGAAGGATATAGCTTATGAAACCGATTATAGTAATTGAGATTCCTTTGGGAATGTGCATTGATAGAGAAATCACAGAACCTTATGGTTACGATTTATTCTATGGAGACGAAAATATCGAAGCTCAGTGGAAGAAACTTGAAGAACTTCGAGAAACGGGTGGCGTTATTATAGTTCAACCAAGCTGCAATAGCGCAATTCGCGAGTTGTTGGATCCTTGCATTGGTGATGATGGTTTTATTAAGGATTGTGGATTGCATACGGTTCACACAAAAGAACATGGCAATTTCTATTTTCTCCTTTTTCATAACCCACAAAAAAATATGGCCGACAGAGCTTTTCGTATGATGAATAACAAAAAAATAAATAGCTTATGATTGCATATATTCCATCCGTTCCAATAGTACCACGGCGACCTCATCATGATCATGGCGGGGCGGAACAGTTGTGTCTGTGTTCCTTGCCATATATATTGCGGTTATTGTGTATCTAATAATAGAAATTTTCAAAAGATTAAATGACTTATGATAGAGAAGTCAAGGATAAAAAAGGGGTTGATATTCTGGAACAACTGCGAGGCTGTTGTGCAAATTCCCAATAGTAACATTTGTATAAAGACCTGCGTGGGCTTGATGAAAATAGAAGATATTGGGAAGAACAATTTTGTTACATGCTCTTTTTATAGCAAAGAGGTGTTTGGTTCTCAAGCTGTTCTTACTGTTGATTACATTGAGAAACATACAACAGAAATTACGCTTGACGATACTGACTGGCAGGAAATGGTAGATTTGTGCAACGTTATCGTTTTTGAAAGAACCAAGGATCACGATTGGTCTGCAAAAGTTCCTGACAGTCTAAAAGAGCGTGTAAACAACTTCCTTTGCCGTGATTTCTATCAAAAATACAACATAAAGGAAGATAGCGTATAATTAAGAAATGAGATGAAGATATGAGAAATTTTGGAAAGGAACTTCCCCTGATGCAAGGGATGATTAAGGCGAAAGATGCAATAGAAGGTGCAACACCATTGGAAATCATGGAAGCCCTCACCGCTTTCGCATGTGTGACCATTGGAGAAGTCGCTGAAAAAGTGGAATGGTCACGCGAAGATGTGCGTGACAAATTGTTCGCTGCTATAAACCATACATTGAACGCCGATATTTTCGAGTAACGTATTGGATATGGGAAAGACAGTAGAGGAATTAAGCAGCTCGCCCCCACAAACATTGTGGGATGAGGCTGCCGGCACCAGGTACTTATTTGCACTCGGGCAAATCAAGAGAGGTGGCATCTTCTTTTTGAACGAAGAAATAACCAAAGTCAAGGATGGCTGGTTCTTGCATAAGTGCGGCGAGGATCTTGGCAATGCGGAGTGGTTTAGTCGCATTCCCATCCCAACTCCATTTCATCTAAGCGTACAAAGAGAATATACGATGTTGCGCAGTACCTACGAAATATATGCCGACTGCACAGCTTCTGGAGACATCGCGGTTTTTATTAGTACACCTCTTATTTTGAAATATTTGGCTATACTATAAACACATGACAGATAAATGTAAGTACAAGTGCAAAGACTGCGTGATGTTTGCAGATGAAGATGCAGACAGCGCACCCTATTGCCTCGCCAAAGACCTCTACACGTTCGTAATGGGCGAAGATGAGGCTTGTGAGGAGTTTGTAAAGTGGAACGGTAAGAAATAATAAACAAAAACAAAATGGAAAGAGAGAAGATAGTAATAGAACTTTGTGGCGGCAGGATGCCTGAAAAGGCGCACGATGCTGACGCGGCGTATGATGTGTTCACCAAGGAAGACGTAAAGATGTACGACGGGGAGCGTTGCGCAATACCTCTTGGTTTTAAGATACAGCTTCCGAAACATTTGGCAGCAGTTATACAGCCAAGAAGCGGCATGTCTGCCAAGGGTATGTACGCCCGAGTGGAATTTTTTAACAAAGATAGCGCAGAAGTGCGCATTGATGCCGATGTAAAACTCGGATTGATAGACAGCGGCTATACTGGCGAGGTGAAAGCAATCGTAAAAGTCCACGAAATTGATTGGCTTGGCGTAAAGAGGGTTTGTATTCCAGCCGGCACAAGATAGCGCAGATGCGCATTGTGGAGATACCAAACACGGAACTTGTGAGTGGCGCTATCAAAATTCAAGAAAATGATGACAAGAAGCGTGGCGACAACGGTTTTAATTCAACAGGAGTAAAATAACATGGCAAACAAGACATACATCGGCATAGACCCTGGCTCAAAGGGTTTCATAGCAGTAATGCACCCTGACGGCACGCGCGAGTATTGCTCCTTACAGGATTGCGACTATCACGACATTGCGATATTTCTGAAAAACATCAAGACGGTGTGCGAGGAAAATTGCGTGTGCTGTATGGAGGAGATACACGCCATCTTCGGTTCGTCGGCAAAGTCCACATTCTCGTTCGGAGAAACGTTCGGAGTACTGCAAGGTCTGTTGATTGCGCTTGAGATACCCTATCATCTTGTACCTCCGAAGACTTGGCAGAAGGAGATTTGGATAAGTCACGATAAGGTTATCAAGAGTTACTGCGGAAAGAAAAGCACGGACAACAAGGCGACATCCATCAACGCCGCAAGACGATTGTTTCCGACCGAAGATTTTAGACGTACAAGCAAGTGCAAGAACGTAGACGATAACAAGTGTGACGCAACGCTGATATGCGAATACGGGCGAAGGAAATGCCTTTAGAGAGGATAAAAACATTGTTTAACTAAATAAGTATAGATATGGATTTTGGAAAGAAGTTATATTGCGGCAATTTTGTAGTTACAAAGAAGTCGCGCAGTCTGAGCAAGCAGGAGTTGAAGGAACTCCGCGACAAGGAAGGTATCCGTGAGGATGTCCGCAAGCATCTGACACGAGGCTCGCTTCCGTACATTTGCGTCGAAACGGTCGGCGGCGGATGGAAGGTGGAGTTCGGTATCGGCACAACGATGTTCGAGGCAATCGACGCGCTCGGCATGGTTCGTGACGAGAAGGGCGACTGGCGCACCCACGGAACTGAGGGCAAGAACGCAGAGGCTATCTTTACCGGCATGTTCGTTGATACTACCGTTGTCGGTGATGCGGAGTACCAGACCGCAAAGATGAAAGCCATGAGCGAGTATATCGAACGAAACACAAAGCAGGATAAGGAATAAATATGGCGGACAGAAAGACAGAGAAGCTTTCGGCTAAGATGAAGTCGGAGGCGGTCGGCTTGGGTCTGTGCCAGCAATGGACTGACGAATGGGCCGACGGCACGTCGAAAGACGAGCTTGTCGAGAAGTTTGTCAGAGGCATTGACTTCTGCATAGAACACAACTTTCCGTCATGCGAAGTGATACGGAAGGAGTTCGGAGATGTCATTCACGACCACGGCGTGTACGTGGACGAGAACGTGCTTGCGGACGACAAGCCGACGGTGATATTAAACGGAGAGTGCGTCGCAGGACTGACCTACTCCGGCAAGAGCTGCGGCGACATATATGTAAGGCATGACTGCGAGGCGACTGTATTTGTAAACGGCCTTGCGAGAGCGTTTATCAACATGTACGACAATGCGGAGGTGGAAGTGTATTGCGAAGAGGGTGCAAAGGCTTTCGTCTATCTGCACGGCGGCAGGGTCAGAAAGACGCGAGGTGATGTCACAATTAGAGAAAAACACAAGGAGAAGGAAGAATGAAAAGAAGTAGTGGTGAGGCGATAGATTCGCTGTACGGGCAGTTGAAGGCGTTGAGTGCAGACGCGAAGTACGGCTTCGGTATGTACAGAACAGACTGGGGCAAGGTGAACAGCGAGAGCTGGAACAGGCTCCTGGTGGGCTTCTGCAAGAGTATCAGGGAACTTGCCAAGGACTGCCCTGTAAAATATTTTGCAGGAGCGTTCTATACGTTCAACGGAAAAATATACGAGGTGGTGGAGCCGATTGTTGTGGAGCAGGCTTACCAGTTGCTTATGGAGGACTTGTTCATAGCACCCGTGCTCGGTCGTTCCACAATCAGAAAGGAGTCGTTCATCGACACAATCAAGAACTACAACGTGCTTGTTCCGCAGTTCGATGTTGTGGCGTTCGCCAACGGTGTCGTTGACTTCGGCCTTGCGCGTGTGGCTCCTACGGCGATGCCGTTCTCTCCGCATTATCATGTGACTTACTATCATCCGTACAACTTCGATCCGAAAGCGAAGTGTAAGAAATGGGAGAGATTTCTGCTTGATGTGCTGCCCGACAAGGACTCGCGTGACATCTTGCAGATGTTCATGGGACTCGGTTTGGTGCAGCGCGGTGACGCATACAACCCGTATGAGGGAAAGATGTCCGACAAAATAGAGCTGTGCCTTATGCTTATCGGTAGCGGAGCAAACGGAAAGAGTGTTATTTTCGAGGTCATGTGCGCCCTGTTCGGCAAAGACCGCATATCAAAAATGGACTATGCGGAACTTACCGCTGACGGTGACGAGGGCATGAGAGGACGCTACCCTATCCGTAACGCTATCTTCAACTGGTCTTCTGACTCTGACCCGAAGAAGTTCGGACGCAAGAACACTGGTATGTTTAAGCGTCTTGTAAGCGGCGAGCCTGTACCGTACAGAAAACTTGGCGAGAATGTACTGGAGTCAAAGAGTCTTCCATATCTCATCTTCAATCTCAACGAGCTTCCGTTCCCCGAGGATGTTACACTCGGCTTTATCCGGCGCTTGCAGTATGTCAGCTTCGACGTTACAATCCCCAAGGAGAAGCAGAACCCTCGTCTTGCGGCGGAGATTATCAAGGAGGAGCTTTCAGGTGTGTTCAACTGGGTTCTTAAAGGCGAGCGTATGTTGAGAGAGCGTAAGTTTCAGTTTCCGTCTGCGGAAGGTTCGCGCAAGCAGCTCATTCTTTCATATCTCGGCACACAGCCCGTGCTGGCATGGCTAAAGGCGTATGAGATACGCTGTGACAAGGGAACGAAGGGCGAGATACCAGTTTGGATAAACGCTAAGACGCTGTATGACAGCTTCAGACAGTTCTGTGAGGATAACAATCTTGAGGAAAAGGAGATACCGTCACAGCAGAAGTTTGGCAGAGTGATGTGGAACTCCTGCAAGTTCTACAAGAAGCGCACGCCAAGCGGAGTTATCTACGAGACATACGGCATCACGGAAGCAGACCTTGCGGAGCACTTCCTCATATCCAACATGAAGAGCGCGGAAGAGACGCAGGAATACAGCTTTATCAAGGACGACCTGCCTGCAAAGAAAGAAGAGTAAACAGAGATAGTTATGGAAGAGTGTATCATTAAAATCATCGAAGATAAGTATGCTCTCGAAATGGGCCTGCGTATCATCATGGAGACGGCAGAAAGAAAGGCACTTCCAGAAGAGGTTTTTCTGCCGACCTTCAATGACAGTTTGATTGAAGAAACGTTCATGGCGACGCTTGAAAAGGTTGCCGGCAAGAAGTACAAGTAGAAACAGGAATAGCCTTGCAGTAATCTCTTTGCTGCAAGGCTATTCCTGTATTTATTTATCTTTCTTGTTTTTATAAAGAAGGCAATTTTTGCACGAAGTGGGATAGTTGATTGGTACATAGTAGTGAACCGTATTGTTCTCCACATCTATCTCATCCTGCTTGATTTTGTTATAGTCCGCCTCAAGCGACACAATCTTCAGCCAGTCAGGAGAGCCTTTCTTGGCTTTCTTTTCAGCAGCTACCAGCTTGCGCAGAATGGATTCCTTTGAAGTTTCCTTTGCAAGTTCCTCCGCGGTTATCTCGTCGTTCCTGGGCGAGTTTGTGCCCTGTACATCCGCGATGCGCGCCTGAACTGAGTCGAGTGCTTCGAGCTTCTCAATCTCGCGAAGCAGTTCGGCTTTGGCCCAGTTTAGGCCCTGGCCTTGGAAGGCTACATTCCAAGCGTCGCCTTTACCCCACCCTGCCGCACGCAGGTCGGCATATATAAGATATGAAATATCCGCCATGTTGTACTGCTTTTTCAACTTGTACATATAGGCAGACAATGTGTATTCTGACATAATTACTCCTCCTCTTTTTTGTAAACAAATTTAACATAGCAAACGCACCTGTAGTGCAGTGGCGGGAACGGGTCTCCGAAGTGGTGCAGATACGTTGTCTCATCATCGCAGTGCGCGCACGGATACGAACTTCCTCGAAAGATATAGTAGCCTATCGCCCCATGTTCCTTGCCGTACTGCTGTTCAGCTCTACCCCATGCGACGGCTACCATTTGTCGCGCGTTGCGGACGATGTTCTGATACGCCGAATGAAATACGCCCTTGCCGTATGAAGGCGTGGCGATGTTTATATCCTCCTTTCTTGCCTTCGTGATTACGGACGTGATGTACGGGTCTTTATATCCAGCACGTATTGCGGACATGAGCTGCGAGTCGGTGTATTTCATCAATACGCCAGCCTTGCACATACGCACCATGTCCTCCGCAAAGTTTTTCAGATAACTGGTGGTTCGCTCCATTGATGTCTTGCCGAACACCTTTGACACAAGAAAGGCTTCCGTGCTCTCCGTGCCGATATTCAATATCGAGCACGCGGTCTTGGCACAGACCGCAATGTCATTTTCTATTCCGTCAGCAACGCCTAACGCAATGCGCTGTGAGGCCGCAATAAACCCATTCTCGTTTGTCAGTGTCGCTCCCCTCCTGTATTTGGAAGCGAGCGACACTATCTCACGGGCAACTTTAAACAGTCGCTTCTGTACGCGCGACTCGCAGGCTATCTGCGCTTTGGTTCTATTAAGTGCGTATTCCTGTGACTCCATGAATTACTTTTTTAGATTCTTATCCCAGTTGTTGCGTCCAGGATAATTGCCGTTCTCGTCCCATGCCTTGTCAGACCTCTTCGGTCTGCCTCTTTTGCCGCGACCAGTGTTGATGTCGTCGCCAGGCTGCTGATTGTTAATTTTTGCAAGCGCTTCCTCCTGCTCGATGTTGTTCTCAACCTGTGCCTCCTGGCGTTGGATGTCGATGAGCAAGTCCTGCTGGTCTTCCTCTTTCTGCTCGCGCATGATACGAGTAAACTCGTCGTTCTTCGAGAACTTGGAATTGCGCTCAGAAGCAGTCTGCTTCGAGAGGAATTTGTTCTGAACCGCAGTGGCCAGGTTAGTGATAAGCTCAGTGTCGTTCTGATGGATATAGCTCTCAATCCACGCATTGACCGGCAGTGCAACCATTGAGGCCATACAGTTGTTCTCCGTTCCGATGCCAAACTTAGTTATACGCACCAACTGGTCGAGGAATGGCTGCAATCTCTGCGCGTCGTTCATGGCAGCTTCGAGGGCCGGAGAATACAGCAGCTTGATTGCAACGCCCGGCAGGTCTCCCGATTTGAGTTCGGGCGGCTTTACGGTAAACGAAAGCTCGTAAATAAGGTCATAAGACTTGTTGAGCTGTGTAGCGAAGGCGTTTGATGCGTCCGTGCCGTTGAGGAACTCCGCCCTGCCGTTCGTGTCGGTAATCATGATCGTCTTAGCAGCTCCGTTGGTGTCTCCCTTTATCTCAATCTCATCGCCCTCGCCGGTAAGCGTAAGTATCGGGAAGGCATACGCCTTGTTGTTCTCGCAGAGATACGAGAACGCCTCCTCATAATCCTCGATATTGCGCTGTACGGCAGACCAGCAAGGGCCGTCCTCGTTGCGGGCGTATGCTACAGGTATGAACGGGAAGCCGTGTCGTTTCTCTTCGACGCAGGCATATTCGGACGCACCGAAGATAGACGCGACCTTTCTAATGGCATTTCTCGCAGTGCCTCCCGACAGGTCTTTCTTGAAACGGTAGAACTTTTCCTTGTCCCATGCTTCAACCCACTCGATGCGCTCCTCTCCTTCCTCGTCATAGTCCACATACTTGCGTGCAAACGCAATCAGTTCGCCGGTAAGCGGGTCGTATCTCGGAAACAGCGTGTCGCCACGGTCGAACGAGAGTGTTCTCGTTCCGAATTTGCCGTCGCCGTCGAAATAGCCTACAATGGCACAGTCTGCAACCTTCATGTATGCGGATACCGCCTCGAAGAAGCGTATCTCCATATCGTGCATGAGCCAGCCCTTCTTGTATTTCGTGAGCAGTTCTTGTAGTTTCTCTTCGCTACCTTCTTCGGTTCCCTCCGCAAGCTCGAACTGAATATCGTTGCCAGTCACATGAAGAACGTGCTTGGTGTAAATAACCTGCTGAAAGGCAAACGCGGTGCGCTGAATTTTCTGCACGCACCAAAGTCCCGTTTCCGGGTTCTTCTTCCAGATGTCGGGATATTGCTGCGGGTCGCGAATCCTGTGTCCTGACGGATAGAACTCGCGCAAGAAGTCCTGCTGTGTTTTGATGTTGCGATACAGCACATCCGCAGGCATACAAGGGTCTTCGTTCTCGGAAAACTCACGGTCTATAATTCCGTGTTTCATATAACCCTTCGGGGTTACTTCGTAAAACGGCTTTCGGACGAGCAGCTCCAGCACGTCTTTTACATTGTTTAAAGCATCCATAGTCCTTTTATCTTTTTGTGTTTCTTTTTAGTTAAGCTGAAAATCATTATATATAGCCATGACTCGAAGAAGTCGGGCGAGTGCCCTACGTACCGTTTAGCCATCTTCTTAGGCAGCAGCTTGAAGCCCCTGTCGTCGCTGTTGTCGTCGCGGCGCAGCATCTTTCTCTCCTTCTGTAAAATCTGACGCAGCGGCACCTTGTCAAATCCGTCTCCCGAATACTTGCGCTCAAGCAGCGAAGACTCTATCGAGATTCGTTTTTCCTTTATCATCTTGTAGAACAGGAAGGCGCATTGTGATTTAAGGTCTTTGTACAGGAACTTGATGCCCTTTTCTTCCTGGTGTGTCATAGCGACAGGTGCTGCCTGGTTGTTGAACGGTACGGCATCGGCAAAGAAACCTTTGAAATACTGACCGATACCCTGCAAGTCGTAAGTGAAGTTGCACTCCTCCACTCCCCATTCACGCAGCTTCGCCTGCACCGCAGACACGAGCGTTTGAGAGTCGAGTCGCATTACTACAAGGTCTTTGCAGTGCCATCCCTCCCACAGCCACATCACAAAGTTGTCGCCGCCGGTGAAGGCAATGTCGGCGGATGCGCGCCGCACCCCATCTCCCACCTGTACGGCATTATCGAATATCTCTTCGAGGTCTGCCATTTTTATCATATCGTCGCCCGCGGACTTCCAGTTCCAGTTGGCTTCGAGGTCGCGCATACGTTGCTCCTCGTCCTGCTGTGCAAGGTTGGCGAGATATGACGCGTCGGTAGAGATAAGTTTGATGTTTTCCGATACGTCGGCACGAATGAACGTGGCGGATTTGATGAACATTTCGAGCTTGGTATATCCGAGTTCGGCATAGCTTTCTTTCCACAGCTTATCTATGATACCTCCGCATTGTTCGTAAACCTCCTCTCGCGTATCTCCCCAATAGATTGAGTCGGGAGTATCTCCATCCATGAAGCAGTAGCGTATGACTCCGTCACGCTCGGGGATAATGTATCCGTCCTCGTCTACCCACCAGTCTATGAATTTGCGCACCCACGACTCAGGATCAGGGTTGCACGTTATCCAGAAGCGGTTGCGGATTTGCGAGGCGTTACGGTTGTTGGTAAGCAGATACTTGAACTTCTTGTACGGACACTGGGTTCCCTCGTCAATGCACACGTATGCGAACTGACGGCCCTGAAAGCGGGTCTTGAAGTCCTGGTACGAGCCTGCGTAGTATGAGAATTTTAGCCAGCCTCCGTTGGTGAAGTTCCATGTCATATCATTCTGCGACTTGTTGTATGTGCCGAACTGCGAGAAGAGCTTGTACGAGTCCGTTACAAGCGATTGAAGGTCATCCTTCTCGTTACGCAGAATTGTTGCATGGAAGTCAGGGTTCTTGATGTCCTTTAACACCTCCATGAGAGAAGAGAAAGATTTGGAGTTATGAGTGACTATGAAGTCTTCGACTACAAACAGTGCATCCGGGTTGTCTACGGCAATGCAACAACAATCCCTCTTTCCGATTTTCTTGCAGCTTACGATACGTCTTACAAGTTCCTTTTTCTTGTAATTGAACCTTACCGACCATTTCTTTTTCGCTGTTTTTCGCACATAACACACCGAACCTAAACTATCAACCAAATACTTAAAGTCGGTAGCCTGCTTGGAAGTGCGGTATTTTTTGCACCAATACTCGCCGCTCTTTCTTCCCGTATTACTGATAAGTCTTTCGAGTGTAGACATTCTTTCACTGACAGAAGCGAGTCTGTAGCTTTCATCAAATTCCACTGGCTTGACGCACGGAATGGTTATGTCGTATCCGTCGGCGATATATTTCTCAATCTCGCAAGCGAGATGAGGCATACACCGTCTGCTTCCGTCAATGTAAACGTTCCAAATATGGTCGTCAGAGCAAGTTATCTTCGCTCCGTCGGATAGTGTAATCTCGTAACAATCTCTTTTCGGATAAGCGAGGAGTCCCAAAACACGATGTCCTTTCCCGTCCGAACCGATTACGGTATCCCCATATTTCAGCTCCTTGATTTTAACGAAACCCCTGGACGTTAAAACCATCGTATTCTCATCGAGTGGCCCGCCTCGCGAGCCTCCGACTATCTTAATATCAGCGTCTATAGACAGCATACGCTCCTGTCCGCCACGTTGAGCGATAATCTTCAACCTGTCGGGATGCTTCTTGTCTTTATCTCTTAGTGATTGAATGTACTCTTGAGTGTAAATAGGCTCTCCGTTATCCAATTTCAACCCTGAAAAACAACTTTTCTGCATATATATAAAATATTTATGCAAATATATCGAAAATATTTGGTTAATTGTATATTTATTCATATTTTTGCGAAAGAAAAACGTATATTTATACACTAATGGTAGAAGAACTACCGAAAACCAACACAAAAACTTTTAAATATGACAGTAGAAGAACTGCTTTCATTGGTGAACAAGGAGGTTGATACCACCAAGTTCAAAGCACTTAGCCAGAAGACCATTAACGAAGAACTTAATGACGTACTGGATGAATTTGGTGACGACGAGGCTGCGAACGCCAAGATAGTTACCAAGGTGGCAAACCGACTCAAGCGTATGGACGGCAATCTGCACAAGAATGTCTCTGACGAGATTAAGAAAAGCAGAGAGGAAGCCGAGCGCAAGAAGAAGGAAGAAGAGGAGCGCAGTAGACAAGCAGAGGAGGGCAAGGACAAGCCCGACGACAAGTACGACAAGCTGCTCGCGAAGCTCGAAGCTCTTGAAAAGGCAAATGAGGAGCGCGACAAGAAGGCATCAAGAGCCGCTACAATCGAAGCGGTCAGAAAGGGCTTGAAGGACAAGTTTGACAAGGCAAAGCTCGAACTTAACGATTTCTTTCTTGACACAGCAATCTCCAAACTTGAAATTCCCGACAAGGATGCCGATGTAATCGACCTGGTTTCAAAGGCAGAGGGTATTTACACTACCGACTTCAAGCGTGCTACAGGCAACACTGCTATACCGCACAAGGGCAGCGGCTCTTCTTCTGGCGGCGGCAAGACAATCCGTGGCGACGAGTGGGATGACATCATCGAACCGAAAGAAAAGTAAACATTTTAATTTTTAAGGTAAAAAGTTATGGATAACAACAAGGATTACTACGGACAGATGATGGCGCAGGGTGCAGTCAATGCTACTGGCGCTGTAATCTTGCAGTCAGAAATGACTATCGGCGGTCAGCGTCATGTGTTTGTTGACCTGCCTGGCGCCGTTAAGGAAGCGTTCCGTCGCCCTCCGATTGGCGGTGTCCTGAAAAACCCGTTCCCTGGCCCAGCCAAGATTTATGCCGGCGACCTCATCGAGCACAGCCTCGGTTTTGCGGACAACAGCGGCGGCACAATCAAGGTGCTCAAGAGCTATGAGGTGGCTAAGGCTACCACTGCTGCTACGGATACAGCCATCTACATCACACGCGACGGCTATCACCACATTCCGTTTGTGGGTGACAATCTCATGGTTGGCCCGAAGGACTTCAAGACAAAGGGTAAGGGTGTGCTCGTTACTGCGGTTGAAAATGACGTGCAGGACGGCAAGGATGTTTGGAAGGTTACACTCGCAGAAACTCTCGGCTCCCTTACCGTCGGTACGGTTCTCGTGGAGGCGGAAAAGGCAGGCGCAACTGTTTCCGCTATGGTTACTAACCCGAACTGCTTTGCTCCATGCGACGTTGACATGCCGTTCCACGCATTGGCTGGCAGTGACAAGTTCTATGCTCCGCGCTACCTCAACGACTTCTGTCTGCTCGGCACTGACGTGGTTATGTGGAAGTCACGCATGAGCCCAATTCCGCCAGCTGTAGAGGCGATGAACAAGAGCCGCTACGCAGAGTGGTGGTACGCAGAGAACTAATCGGAAAAACACACAACACAAAAACGAAAAGATATGCCAAAGTTTGATTTTAATAATTCCCGAAAGGCGCGTTTTTTCAGCGACCCCGAGAATACAAGATACTTGCAGAAGTTTATCGACAAGAAGGACATCTTCCATGTAAACTACGGCTGGTATCTCACGCAGGGTACTATCGCGCCCGACCTCACGCCTACCAACCATAAGGGCGTGGCTACATTCTCAGTGGAGGCATCCGCTTTGCACGCTGCAACGCTCGCCAACCTCCGTGCTCCGCTCGCAGGTTCGTTCCAGAAGGACAAGGGTGCATTGGCAGTTTATTCTGCCACTATTCCCGACTTCATTACCGACGGCTTCAAGGAAACCGCAGAGGAGCGCAACTACCGCGAGAAGCAGTTTGAGGAGTTTGGTAACGACCGCGACCTCGTAAAGCAGTGGCGCAATGACACCCAGGAGTTGATGGACTCTCTCGACATGACCATGAACTACATGGTGGCAAAGCTGGCTACAACCGGCGAGCTTGACTATACAGGCATCGCCCGTGGTATCCAGATTCCGCTTCACAAGGTGCCAATTCCGAAGGAGAATTTCAGAAAGTGCGGCAAGCTCGAATGGGCTAACGTTGACTGCAACATCCTCGAACAGATGCGCAAGATTGAGAGCGAGTGGCGCAAGGAGTTCGGTCAGAACCGCCTTGCCCTCGTATGGCAGATGACCTACGACACCTTCTACAACACCTTCCTTGGTAACAAGCAGATTAAGGAGCTGTACATCAACTGGTGTAAGGCCCACTATGTCGCTTATGTTGAGGACTACGGCGTGAACACAGAGATGTTCCTCAAGGCGTTCGCCGACATCCAGGGTATCTCACGCATCGAGATTATCGACGAGGAGGAGCGCAACCTCAAGTTCGACGGCTCGGTTGTCAAGGTTAAGGGCTGGGATGACAACATCGTTGTTCTCCGTCCTGCCGGTAATGCTTTCGAGTACGAGCGCAAGCAGGTTGCTGACAAGCCGATGTTCGAGAAGTACGGAACCAATATCGTTCAGAAGGTGTTCGCGCAGACGAACAAGGGTCTCGGCCTGCTCTGCAACTCTACAATCGCCAACGGCGACTACATGGAGTGGCATACCGACCTCATGTTTGCCGCAGTACCGGCGATGCTCGACTTCCCGTACCGTTGGATTATCGACATCACCAAGAAGGGCGAAGGCGTAGCTGCCTAAACATAAAAGCTATCCGTTCTCCTGTAGCTGCAATCGGCTGCACTTGGACGGATAGCGTAAACAATCTCTTAATTTAACGACAGGATAGGCATTATGGATAAAGGCAATAAAATTCACACACTGGAGGACGCACTGTTCAGCAAGGTACGTTTCAGCATACCCGAGGACACGGTGCGTACAATCCTCATTGAAAGAGCGCTGGACGGAAACATGGCGTATGTAGACGCTAATCCCGCCGATGTTCGCCTTGCCTATGCAGACATTCTAAAATGGCTTGTTCTCGGCCCGAGCAAGATGAACAACACTTCCGACTCTGATAACGGATGGAGCCATACGGAAGGTGGTTTTGAAATATCCGAGCGTGACCGTGCGGAACTCAAGGCGGAAGCCAACGCAATCTATGCGAAGCTTGAGCCAAGTTCGATGTTAAAGAAGAAGTCGTCGTTCAGAATAACCTCTCATGGCGTGAAGCGCGCCGACATTTCGGCGTTCGGATGCCCGCTTCCTCACATTATAAAATAAGGATGTATGAGAAAGGCGAACATCAAGAACCCGAGATACCCTCACACGATAAAAATAGTTAGGGTGCTTGTCGGTAAGGCGGACGAGAACGACCCGTTCGCGGATGACGACGCAAATGTCGGCGAGGATACGGAGATTGTAATCTACGAAGGCGAGGGCCGCAGCTATACCGATACGACTACCGAGGGCGGCAAGAATGTTGACGAGAACAAGAGGAAGGCATCAATTCCTGTCAGATATGACGAATGGGATGCCGGTAGATGTCCTCTTGATGGCGACATGATTTACGCAACGGTCGGCAACAACACCGAGGTCGGAATGGTGAAGGACTGCGAGCCTGACAATAATAGAACTGTTGTTTATTGGGACTTTACAAGGGTTTAGCGTATGGCGGTTTTAAAATCAGTTCACGGCAAATATTCCGACCAGCTCTTTTTCCGTCTTTTCAGAAATGTGAAAGAGTACACAAAAGAGATGATGCTCGAAAACATGGAGAAGATGGCCACAGAGGTGTTGAGGACAGCGTATGCTGAAAGAGATTTCATTTCTGTTACAGGAAACCTCATAAACTCGTTTGCAGTCGGTATCTACTACAGGGGCGAACTTGTTAGGGTTGTTGGTGCTGCGGACATGGGGATAGAAAAGCCAGTAAGAGTATCTCTCAGTCCCGGAGAAAAATTGTCTGTAACACGATGGTGGGATGATGTACCAGTCTTCCCGACCAAGAGTGGAGAACCTGGCAAGTACATAGGCAATATCGGTCCAGGACATGTTGATGGAAGACAAGCCGCTATTCAGAAATTAAAGTCGATGAAACCGTGGAAAAGGGATACATACTCTCTAATTGTCGTTGCGCCAATGGTTTACGCAGACTATGTGCAAGACAAGATGGGGCACGATGTCTTGACCAGTGTACGCGACGCCATGCCGCAGATTGAAAAAATTTGCTATATATGATAAGCATAAAGACACTATACTACGATGTCGGCAATGCCGTAAAAGGCATCTGTGACAAGGTTTATCCAAGAAACCGTCCGAAGTCTGTCTGCGACAGGCCCGACAGCTATATCGTTGTGTCTTTCCCGTCGAGCATCTACAACAATGAGATGAACGACGACGGCAGTTTCAACGACTATACAACTACCGCGCAGATAGAGATATATGTCCGTGACAAGACATCCGCCAGGAACCCCAATACGTTGAATGTGTCTGCGGTATCCGAGAAGGTCAGTGCGGTAATGACAAAGTTTCCAATCTCAACAGACAACATAATCGTAACCAAGCCGCGCGTCACTCTGCAAACAGATGACGGAGACGGTTTCTCAGTAACGATAGTGCAAGGTTTGTTAAGAACCAAATAACACAAAATAAGGTTTAACTAAAAAAGTATTAAATTATGGCAATGAAGAAAATTCTTGAGCTCAAAGACCGATTCGTAGGCCCTAAGAGCATCTTGTATTCAAAGGGTATGATTGACCTGTCAAAGCCAACAATCGAGTTTACTCCAGAATTGGAGCTTCCCGTGGAGGTTGACTCACTAAAGGCGACGATGGAAGACCCAACTGTCAATCATTACAAGGTAATAGGTCTTGGCGGCGATTGGGCGACTACCGCAGAACTTGGAGACTTTAACGTAGAGATGGTTGTGCCTTCCAAAGCAAAAGATTTGCTCTCTGCAATGTTTGGCGAGGATGCTGTTGGCGACATCACCAAGTTTACTATCAAAGGTTCTGGTGATGCAGCTCTTGATGTTACAACAGGTTATACTGGCACCGCATTGGAAACAAAGAAGTTTAAGATGACCGGCACAATCTGTATCGTTGACGAAACAAAGGACAACTTGATGGTTATCACAAACCTTTCGCTCTATGCAACTATGCAGTGGGATGAAACTGGAACCAAACCTGTTGCATTTAAGTTTAGTGGTTCTGTTGAGGGCGCTGGTTTGAAGAGCGTTGCTTGGCTTACAAAGGCGGCAGTATCTGTTTAAAGCAAAAGGCGGCGTAACGCAATCGAATATGAAGCGGAAAGCGGCGGACTTATCAAGGGTCGCGGTTTTCCGCTTTTGTTTTTACAAGACTTAACATCAAGAAAACAGCATGGAAGAAAAGAAGATAGAACAGCCCAGTGACGAGTTGCAGAAGGCTCTTGACAGCGTATTGGAGGCGGAACCCGAAGCGGTTGTCTTTATGGGCAGGAAGCGCAAAATCGGTTGGCTTAAACGAGGTGCGATAAGAAAGTTTTCGCACGTCACAGCGAATGAGGAAGATGAGTGGAAGCGCGGCGTAAAGTTGTGTGCCATCGTTCTTCTCAATAATGTTTGGAAGCTGCGCTTCTTCTACTGGGCTTACTGGCGTTGGTTGTACTATATCAAGGACTTGGATGCCATCGAGGTCTTGAGAGTTGTTGACGCAGCTAAAAAAAAAGTACCATTGGTAGTGTGCTCGCTGACTACCATATTAGCGACAGGGATGACGGATCTGGCGATGACGATGACGAAGAAAGAAGTGAAAGCTATCCGAGCAGGACAAGCTGGGGGGCAGCATTCTCGTTAGCCGAAAAGTTCCCGTTCCTCTTTGCCACGCGCTACGGCATCAAGGCATACGACTACTGGTGGGGCTACACTTCGGCACAGATAGACCTTATGGTTGCAGACCAGCCCATTATTGTGTATAAGAAAGACAAGAAGCGCAACTCGGACGGCAGTGTCAAGCACACCGCAAAGGAGATGGACGACCTTTGGGATAACTGGGTAAAGAAGAAGGAGAAGGAAGGCAGTCTTGTCGGCAAGAAGATTAGTCTTTCCGATTATTTAAACAACAAAATCTAAACGATAAATATTTCAGGATATGGCAAGCGGAAATTTAGGCGATTTGTGGTTCCAGCTCGGAATAAAGGATAATTCCCACAAGGCTTTGAATAGCATGTTGAAAGACGTTCAGAGACTTGAGGGCATGATTAATTCGTTAAATCTTAGCATTAATAAAGAGCGAGACCCAAAGAAGAAGAAGGAAATGAAAGAACAGTTGTCGAACGCCCTCAACTATCTCCATCTTCTTCAGAAGGTCAATATCGAACTCAACAAAATTAGCGGCATCAAGAATGTCAATGCTGACATTAATACCGGCGAACTTGACCGTGCAAAGAAAGCTCTTATGGACTTCCGTAATGAGCTTATAAACTTGCAAGCAGGAAAGACGGCGGGCGGTGTTGATAACGCATTTATGTCTGCCTATAACGCAAAGTTCAGAAACCTAATCACTGACGTAAGACAAATAGAAAAGGCTTTTGACAAGGAGAATACGCTGTCCGCATCAAAGAATAACGCTGCAAGACTAAACAGGGAGCTTGAAACGACAAAAAACAAACTTGCTGAAATTCAAAGCCTGCAATCAAGGGGTATACGTAATAGAATAGACACCACAGCGCTACTCTCTGGCGGAAATACGCTGCGCGGTGTCAAGCGAAGAATGGAAACCATGCTTGCTGACGATAATCTCTTGGCTAACGGCGCGAAAGTCAAGTCCCTACTGTCTGATATAGCCTTCGCATACACGAAAGCTACTGGCAAGGTTCAGGAATACAAGAGAACCGCAAGCGAGACAGCTTCCGTTGACTCGGCCTTTAGTAAGCAGAAATTGGCTGTTGAGCAGATAAACACTATTCTCGGCAATATCGACAAACTAAAGGGTAAGAGTCTTGAAATTGGCACGGATACTTCAAAACTTACGGCGGTACGCGGCGAGATAGAACGAATAAAGACTACTATTGAGAGCTTCTCGGGCAAGCAGTTGCTAAACAAAGGATTCGGCGATGCTCTTAACGAGCTTCAACTTTGGAAAGAAAGAGTGAATAGGACTCTGAAAGACCAAAGCGGTGCCAATCAGAGCGCGAAAGCAACCGACCGCAACCTCGAAACAATGGAGGCGAGATACAGACGCTTGCAGGAGCTTGTAAGCGAGGTGAACAGAAAAATACGCGAACTCAACGACTCTGCCAGACAAGGCTTTAAGGTCGGTGCTGACACATCAAGAGCGGAGAGTGCCATTTCGCGACTAACGGAAATGCGCGACAAGTTCAACAATGCCGACATTGGCAGCAAGAACGCGGTGGCGGAACTGGTTTCGGAGTACAAGATACTCAAAAACGAAATCGGCAATGCCAAGTCGGAGCAGGACAAGCTTAACAATGCCATTACGAGAGCTAACAAAAAGCAGGACAGGAAGAACGAAAGACAGGAAGCACGCGACAACAAGCAGAGATTGTCTGAAATAAAGGCGACAGAGGCTCGTTACGACTCGCTTGGCAATAAGGTAAGGGCGCTCAGACGTGAGTTTAGCCGCGGCATTTCCTTGGGAGCCGACGTGAGCAAAGCGGAGGCTGAGATACATCGTCTTATCGACATTATGCGCTATCTTAGACAGATGCGCACTTGGCTTGTAGCAGGCCAGAATGTAGTTGGTCGCATAGGAAGTATCGGTACAGGGCACGACGCAACGCTGGCGGGACGAGCGCTGCAAGACCAGAAAGCAACGAACGCAGCGGCACAGGAGGCTATAAACAAAGGCATACGCAGGGGTATCGACTTGGAGCGTGAGCGCCAGCAGGAGATAGCGAAGTCAGCGGCAAAGGTGCGTAGCGACTTGGCGGCAGCTCTTGCGGGCGCAAATGCAGAGGCGAGCAAGATGCACGGCACGCTGAATGACATAAAGTCTCTCTTTTTGCAGGGCGGTATTGTGTACGGTGCGCAATCGCTTTTCAACGCTATTGTGCAGACGGGCGGCGAGATTGTACAGCAGCATATAGCTTTGCGCTCCATTTTGGGTGATGTCACAAAAGCGGATGAGCTTTTTGCGCAGACGCAGGAGCTTGCATTGCGTTCTCCGTTCAAGTTCGGCGAGTTGAATCGAGATGTCAAGCAGCTCGCAGCTTTCGGAGTGGAAGCCGATTCTTTGTATGACACAACCAAGCGACTTGCGGATATTGCGTCAGGTCTTGGAGTCAGCTTCGAGCGATTGGGCTTGGCATACGGCCAGGTAAAGGCGCGTTCATGGCTTGATGGTAAGGAGTTGCGTCAGTTTGCATACGCAGGCTTGCCTCTGTTGCAGAAGATAACTGAATTGTACAACTCTGAGGGTAAGAACAACAAGACCAACTACAAGCAGAGCGATGTCAAGGAGATGATTTCCAAGCGTCAGGTCAGCTTCGAGGACGTTCAGAAGGTATTGTGGAAGATGACAGACGAGGGAGGTCAGTTCTACAATATGCAGCTGGTGTTGAGTGAAACTCTTCTGGGTCAGTGGAACAAGTTGAAGGACGCATGGGAAATCATGCTCAGTAGGTTCGCGGAAGGCAAGAACGTCATCGGCGGTACCTTTATGTTCGCGATAAAAGGCGCTACGGATTTGCTTCTGACGATAGACAAGTTAAGCCCTGCCCTATTGACATTTGCGAGCGTGTTCCTGTCAAAGAAGCTGTTTGGTCTTGCTTCTTCGCGCTTGGGTATCGGTTCAATCGGCAGGAATTTGAACGACCAGGCCAAGATACAGCTCCGCAATTACGCCATAGAACAGCAGCAGCTCGTTCTCGAAAGAAAGATAACGCAGGAAATAGCGACGCAGAACGTTCAGAAAAGAGCCTATTGGCTCGCCGATGTGCAGACGCAACAGGCGGTAATGGGCAGACTTGCACTGGAGGGTAAGTTGTCTATATTGCAGATGCAAAAAGCCGTTAGGGAAGGTCTTATCACAAAAGAGTTAATTGACCAGCTTGTCATTATGGGTCAGATAACCGCAAGACAGGGAGAGATAATTCTAAAAGGCGGTACAATGGCTGCTGTAATGAATATGACCGGCTCGAAGCTGAAAGGCATGTTGAGCTTTGTGGGCGGCTGGGTCGGACTGACATTTATGGCTGTCACGCAGGTTATATCGAGCATCTACAACGAGTTCAGCGCGATAAAGGAGAAGGTGGAGAGCTTGCAGGCTCCAGATTCTGACTGGATGAAGGACTACTATGATGCCCTGGGCGCAAAGAAGGGCACAACGGACACGGAGCTGAAAAAGCAAATTGACAGCATGAAGCAGTTGCTTATAAAGAGCGACGCCTACACGAAGACTATTGATGAACAGATTAAAAAGGCGAAAGACCTCAATGAGCAGTATGACATCCTTCGAAAGGGTGTCGAGAACGCGAAGAACGTAGCGTCGGGCGATGCCGGCGTGATTGCAGACGCAATAGGTTCTACGGGTGGCTGGAAATCGGGAAATCCGTTCAATGACACCATTGAGGAGAACTTGAAGGACTTGCAGCACTCCACCGATGCGTACCAGCTGAAATTGTCGGCGTTTGACGAACTGACAAAATCGAAGATGGATAGTGTCGCAAGTGCCATCCTTGGCGCTGCTGGCGCAGGCAAGACACTTGAGGACAAGATACGCATACTGGCGGATGAGGGCGGACAGAAATGGGCGGTATTCCAAGCCAATATGGTAAAATGGAATGGCAATATCGCGTATTCGATACGGGGCCTTGGCAACAGAGCAAACGATGTTACGTCGGACATCAACGAGATTGCCAATGACGATGTTCCGAAGATACTTGGTGCGATAAGAAAGCATCTCGGTCTGTACGGCAACGACTTCAAAAATTGGTGTAATCGCAATCCTGAACGGTTCCGAAACATGCTTCTGCAAATAATGGATGAAGCTACATGGCTTGTGCCGCAAATCAAGAAAAAGCTCGAAGAACTTACAAACTTCGAATTTAAGCCGAGCGGCAAGAAAAACTCGATGACTGGAAAAACCGTTATGCAGGAGCGTGTCTTTGAAAATCTGAGAGGCAACCAGAAGGCTTATGACCTCATATCAAGCTATATCGCAGAAGGATCATGGTACAAGACCAAGAACAACGCCCACTCAGCTTTGCAAGACCTTTATGACGAGATGAGGTCGCGTCAGAGGGGCGGAGCCTCAAAGACGGACATCGCGGAAGCCAAGAAGGACTACGAAACATTGCACAAGGCGGTTCTGCAAGGCTTCGGGTACAATTTTATCCCCGAGGACAAGAAATCCAATAAGGTTCCGAAGAACAAGGGCGACAAGAAGGATAAGGAGCTTGATGAGCTGAAAAGACAGCTTGAGGACTTCAAGGCTGCGAGACAGGCTTACCAGAAGTTGAGGAAAGAGGCCGGCATGAGCCGTGCGAAGGCAAAGAACGAGGTATTCGGTCTGTATAAGGACTTGGACTGGAAGAAGATTGACCTCGACAATTATTCCGGCAGCATCGCCCGACTGAAAGGCGGTTTCAACTTCGACAAGACGATTGACAGAAAGAAATTCAGAACGCAGCTCGACAAGGAGAACTTTGAGTGGCGCTTCTCCGAGGAGCTGAAACCCGAATGGGAACGAGTTGCTTCAAACTTCAAGGAGGCCCTGGAGAAAGGCGTGAAGCAGGCGAACTTGCAGAAGGAACTGTACGAGAAGACAGGCAGTCTGGACTTCGCTAAACTCGCCTTTCAGGACGGCGCGGTATGGGATGAGCAGACAAGAAAGATGGCGGAGGACTTCAAGAAGAACTTCGGCTACGATGTCAACCTCGGAATGACCGAAGCCGACGCGAAGGTCCTGTATAAGGACACGCCTCTCGCTCTTGAGGCTTGGCAGAAGATAACGACCTTGGTAAAGGATAATTATGTCAAGAGCTTGCAGCAGGCTGCGGACATCATCGCACAGACAGCGAGCACGCAGGAGAAGATAGCCACCATCTACGCCAAGTACGAAACTCCGATTGCACAAGCAAAGGAGGCGGGCGATAACGGGCTTGCATATCGTTACACGCGCCAGCGTGACAAGGAAGTGAACTCCGCTAAAACGGAAGCCTTCAACAAGAGCAGCGACTATATCACGTTCTTCGGAGCGGTGTCGCAGCTCGGTATGGACAGGGCATCCGAAATCGCTTCGCAGATACGCGAGAACATTAACCAGGCACTTGCTGACGGAACCATTGACGCTCGCGAGTACGGCAAGCAGATACAGCAGCTTGACGAGCAGTTGAATAAACTCTCAAGCGGCAAGAAAAACTTCTTCAATGCAGGTTTGAGCGGCGTTGCAGAACAGCGCGTTCAGAACGCCAACGAGAAAATCACCGCGGGCGCAGCATTGAAGCAGGAGGGTGAAAGACTTGCGCAGGAGGCTACGACAAGACTATTAGACGCGCTGAAAAACAGTGATTGGGACGGCGTTGCGAAAGCTACTGCGGAAGTGCAGGAAGGCAAGAAGAAGGCAAAAGAGGGAGAGAATAAAATTAAAGAAGGACAGGAGGAAGCGAAGGCTGCGAACAAGTTCAAGAAAGCCATGTCTGCGGTAAGCGTAGCGGCTGACAAAATAAACGCCAATATTCAAGGTGTTGTAGCTGCGTTCAACGACATTAAGGACACGGCAAGCGCACTCGGCGTTGACACCGAAAGTAACGCATGGCAGGACGCAACAGCGTTCTTTGACTCTCTCAACGGCATTTCCAATTCTATCTCTTCCATCGCGACAAGCGCTATGTCGGGCAATGTCGGCGGCGTCATTCAGGGTGTAGTCGGCATCTTTACCTCTCCGTTCAAGGCTTTCGCTGCGGCGCATGACGCAAAGCAGGAACGCCAGATAAAGCTCGCGGAGCGTAACATTACGGAACTTGAGCACTTGCGTAACGATGTAAAGACGACGATTGAAAACACTCTTGGCGGTGTCTATTCATACGAGATGGATAAGGACACGAAGGCGACACTCAAGAAAGTAACGGACAACTACGAGAAGGGTCTGAAACTCCAGAAGTCAGGCGTGCTTATCGGCTACAACGGCCCGTACACAAGTGACACCTACAACGCCGCCAAGAAGTCGCTTGCCGAACCCGACAACGCTTTCCTTGCGGAGCAGGCTTCCCTCATGGCGCAGAAGGACGAAATGCAACGACAGCTCAACGCCGAGCAGGGCAAGAAGAAGAAGGACAAGGACAAGATTGCCGACTACAAGCAGGAAATCAAGGAGATGGAAACGACCATCAAACAGCTTGCAACCGACTTTCTCAAGGACATCTACGGCGTAGACATGAAGTCGTGGGCAAGCCAATTAACCGACGCAGTTGTAAGCGCATGGGAAAAAGGTGAGGACGCCATTGATGCCTACAAGAAAAAGGCCAGGGATATGGTGAAAGACCTCACCAAGAATATTCTGTCACAGAAAATCATGGAAAAGGCTCTTGAAGGTCCGCTTGAAGCGCTCACTACGACCATCAAGCAGAAAGGCAGACTTGAACCTGAGGATGTCGTGAACGTTGCTGATGAACTCTACAAGCAGACGGACGACGCGGTGTACAACATCACGGCGATACTGGAGAGCCTGAAAGACAGAGGTCTTGACCTTTCGGCAACCGGCGATGGAAGTGTGACCAATGGCATCAAGAACATCACGGAGGAAACTGCGGATATTCTCGCAAGTTACGTCAACGCCATCCGTCTTGACGTGAGTGTTAACCGCGCCCAGGTCAAGGACATCGGAGAACTCTTGAAGATGCGTCTTCCCGAAATGGGCCAGATACAGAAAGCACAGCTCGGGCAGCTCACGCAGATAGTCATGCTTGCGGAGGCCCGTAACGAGAAACTCGATCGGATGATGGATTGGATGAACGCGGTGTCTACAAGCGGCAGAAAAAAGCTCTATATCAGCTAATAAAGTGGATATTTATTGTTAAAAACGCGGATAGTTATATATTAATTTGTATAATTATCCGCTTTTTATTATTTTTGGAGAAAATTACGTATATTTATGCAACGTTACAATGTCTTCATACAAAAAGAGCAGACGGGAGCGGTGGTAAAAGAGACCGTAGCTGACTTCGACGTGTGGTGCGCCTCCATACCGTTCGACATCGGCATGGAGGTCAAGGAGCCTGTAGTAAAGGACTGGAAAGACGAGGATGGAGAAGACTCATATCTCGGCGACAGCCTTAAATTCTCGGCATACGATATGACCGTGAAATGGTGCTGCAAGGGCGACAAGTTCTCAGCTAACGCAGTAATAAGAAAGTTTCTGAACTACCTGAGCGGACGCGACGGTAGCGGCATAAAAATGAAGATGTACTGCGACTGGACTAAGGTAGGAAGAAGACACATCCGTCTCAAGAAGGTGTCCGACGACGCAGACCTGCACCGCGACAACGAGGGAGATGTGGTAACGTTCTCTACGGTGTTGAGAGTTGAAGACCCCGTAACGGAAGTAACATTAAGCAAATAGAGGTATGGGATGGCAACTTTATCATAAGGACGGCACGCCACTGCGTGACACCAACGGCAAGGAAATTTCCGTTCATTCGCTGACATACGACGGCGAGTGGATGGGAGAGTGTTCCGTATCCGTATCAATAGAGAACGAGGCTCCCGTCGATTTCTCAATCGGCGATTATCTGATTTACAGAAACGAGCGCTTCGAGCTGAACTACGACCCAGGCAAGGCAAAGCAGGGCCGCAAGAACGCCCTCGGCAACTCGTTTAAGTATTCAGACATAAAGCTAAACTCACTGTCCGACGAGCTGGCAAGAGCGGAGTTTCTTGATGTTGTGCTGAACGACGAGGCACAGCTGCACTACACCGCCCTACCCGACTTTGTTTTCTATATCGGATCACTTGACGATTTGCTTGACAGGTTGCAAGCTAACATGAACGAGCAGTTCGGAGACAAAGCATGGAAGTTCTATTCACGCAACTGGAAAAGAAGCCAAACACGAGGCTGCGAGGCTGCAAGATGGGAAGAGATATATGGTGGCGATACAACCAAAGAGGACACTGGTGTTGCAGACACCGAGATAGACTCAACTTCAATCAGTGTACAGAATCAGACCGTATGGGAAGGACTTGCGTTGGTAAACTCCCAGTTCGACGTGAACTTCATAACACGAAACAGAGAGGTGTTTGTTGACACATCGGGCTTGCTTATGCAGAGCACGTTCAAGTACGGCGCCGCATTTGGACTTGTCGAGATTAACCAGGACGCAGAAAGCGACCAGAAGATTGTCACGAGAATGAGGGCATACGGCTCGGAGAAAAACCTACCCAACAGATACTACGCAACATTAAATATGGAGGTGTGGGCCGACTTCGCGGATACGATACAGCTTCTCGATCATACCGCATGGTATGCAGCGGACATCAAACTTGGCGGTCTTAATGTTGAAAAAGCGTCGGCGTATTTCACCAACCATATCTCCGACGGACAAGGCTCCTCACGATACTCCGTAAGTCTGCATGACGGCGGCGTTGTCGTCAAGGCCACGGTAACGGTTCTTCGTGCGCCGTATTTCGAGGAGCGTATCGAGGTACGCGTCGCAGGCGGCACAGACGAAGAAAACTCGGTTGCTGACGCAAGAAAATACTACGAGGCGGTAAAGTCAACAAAGATGATTCATTTCGTCAGCGGAGTGAACAAGGATGCTTTCCCCGACAACAGGAAAGACTACGCTACCGACCATCTGCCCAACAACATGGCGTGCTCACGCTTAATGCTGCCCGGTTTCCCGCAGATGTCATTGCAGGAGTGGTGGAACAGCCACCCTGACAAGCACGCATCGCTAAACCCGACCGGCGCGGGGCTGCGCTTCTCGACAAGAACCGACCGCCCGTGGGTGGAGTCAGCTACAGCGGACATCATAGGCGTGCGACCTGGCAGTGTATTCTTCGATACGGAAGATATAAAAGAAAAGAAAGAAGAAATATTTCCGACAATCAAGGAGATGGAGGTGGACGGCGTGCGCATTGACGAAATCGCGGTTGGCACGAATGTAGAGGACAACGGCGTGTTCAAGGATGGGCAGGATGTTCCTTCATGTAAGGTCGAGCTTAACGAAAAGGTAAACTTCGACATCAATGCCTTAAAGCAGAGCGACTTCTCCATCACCATGACGGACGGAATGTGTGCCGGCAGAAAGTTTAAGGTGTCGGGAAGTGTAAAAGAGAACGGTCGCTGGGTGCTCACGTTGCAGCGAGTGGAAGACATCGGTCTGTATTTCCCGTACAAGGACTTTCAGATTAGCAAGGGCGATCATTTTGTATTGTCGGGAATTGAACTGCCTGTACAGTACGTTGAAGCGGCTTCCGAAAAGCTGCTGCGCTACGCTATTGCATGGCTTATAGAGAACGACCACACCAGACACACCTACGCACCGAAGATTTATGACATCTTTATGGCCCGTCAGCATGACGAGGCAATGGCCGACACCTCGGGGGCAGTAAAGAGCATACATGACACAATCAAGGAGGGCGACATTATGCCGTTCGAGGATGAAGACCTCGGACTTGACGCGGAAATAATCATCGACAGGCTGACAATCAAAGAGGAAAACGGAAAGATACCGTCATACGAGGTAAGTCTGCGTGAAGACAAGGAGGCAGGCACGCTGCAAAAGATGCAGGAACAGATAACCGCGCTCGGCAGAGGTAGCGGTGGCGGCACTACGCCTGCACAGGTTAAGGAATATATCGCGAGTGAAGGCTCGAAGTTTTTTCTCTCAAAGACAAAACAGGATGTCGCGCAGAAACTTATCCGCTTTTGGGAAGGTATTGCTTTTGGCGAGCAGTCTGACAGCAATGTCCTCGGCATCTCCTCCGACGGTATCGCTACCCTTAAAGAGGTTGTGTCGGCGGCGTTCCGTTCGGGTGCGCTCGGCTCTGGCTTTAAACTTGGCGATTACAACGGAGGTGGTGATAGCTACCTGGAGGTAGACCGCCTCCTTGTGCGCAAGGCTGCGGAGTTCGTGAAGCTCGTAATTAGAGAGCTGCAAAGTGTCGGCGGCGAGATAGTTCTGTCGCCTGCTGCCATGAAGATTAGCAATGTAGTCTATTTTGAGAAGGGTGTGTATCTTCCCGAATATGAAGAACTTCCTCTGCGCTACAATGTTTACCGCTGCTACTTCTCGCAGAAGAAAGGCGACGAAGAGATAGAGAACCAGTTCGTCGAGGGCGACCTGGTGCGCTGCCAGACGTTCAACGTCAAGAAGGGCGTGAATGGGAACGTGAAGAACAGATACTACTGGCGCAAGGTGTACAAGGTAGGCAAAGATTTCATTGATGTGCTTGCTGATTTCGGAGATACGGGTAGCGACGTTCCGCAGGCAGGTGACGAGCTTGTACAGATGGGCAACGTCTATGACACAGATCGCCAGTCGGTCGTTGTTTTGTCGGCATACGGAGCGGATGCGCCATCATTAAAGATGTACGAAGGCGTAGATAGCTACTCGTTAGAAAACAAGGAGGTCTTTGTCCTGTCGCGCAAAGAGATGTTCGCCATAGCCGATAAGTTTAGGTTCATTACGCGCAATGCTAATGGCGAGATAAAGAGCACGCAGTCGTTTGCGGAGCTTGTGATGTCCGTGGACGGACTCAGAACAACGGTCGACGGCAACAAGAGCGAGGTGGACGGACAGATAACGCAGATGAGCTCGCAAATCACACAGACAGCAAATAGAATTACCGCGCTTACCCAACAGCAGACTGCGATGGGTAATAAAATATCAAAGATTGAGCAGTCAACTGAGAAAATCTCGCTCCAGGTCGAAACAACAACGAACTTAAAGAACTGCATCGTCGGTTCGGCATTCCGCAAATGGGACAGCTACACGATAAACAACAGCAACTATCCCGTGACATTTCATAACGGCGGCGTTAGCGGTTCGCGTTTCCTGCGCATCAGTTCGGTCGGTGCGTCAGCCAACACCTGGGCAGGTATCAGTCTTGATTGCGCAGGAATGAAAGCAAACACCAGATACACGTGCAGCGTATGGTTCAGAACGCGCACCAAACCCGACTCTGAGGTGTATATGCGTGTCAGTGGCAAGTCTTCGGCAAGCGGCACTTTCTCCATATACTCGACGCAGTGGTTCACTCCAACCGGCAGTACTGACGAGTGGACACTGTACAAGTGGTCATTCACGACTCCTGCTTCCGTGTATGCCGTCAAGGTTGATCTTGTTGTACTAAAGAATGGTACTATACACCTTTGTCGTCCGATGATAATGGAGGGAACGGAATACGGTGGCTGGAGTCTTTCGCCTTACGACAAGACAGAGGCAGGCGAGTTGGAGTCAGGATTGAAAAGAGCGGGCATCGACCTCGAAGACGACACCATCACGGCTACGGCAAACAAGTTCATGGTCAGGAACAACAGCGGCGAGGTGACGGCGAGCGTGAACGAGGACGGCTTGCTGGAGGTGGGTGCAGGTCTCTTCTCTGGACTGATACGTAAGAAGAAGACTATCATCACTCCCGACAAGTTGGAAGGCTACACGGAAGAAAACTCGATTAATGGATATATCCGACTAAACTTTGTCAAGACGGGCAGTTTTGTTGAGCTTTCGGGCGACATCGGCAAAAAGGCAGGAGGTAACTACTTGGCAATAATTATGCCATTTCACAATCCAAACGCAAGCAATGCCAGCCTTGGTGTGACAAGCGAAGAAGCGGCGACGTACCTCGGGCAGGTGTTCGTTATAAGAAACAACACAAGTCCGGCGACAACAATCAATATCGTTGGCTATACGTCGCTCGTTGGAGGTAGCAACACAGCTCGCCCCTACTGGCTTGAAAGCGGATGGATGGCAGTTCTCACCTGCGAATTGGTGTATGTCTCAAACGCTAATACGTATGCGATTGTGTGGAACGGCTACAACGTACCATTTACAGCTCCAATAGCGCACAGCGATGAAGGAGGAGGAGCGGTTGCGGACGAAGGAGGAGAACCTACAGCCGACGATCCGACAACAACAGAAGAAGAACAACCAAAAGAATAAGATATGAAGAAAATAGTTAGAGGTAACGACTTTACTTTGCGCATACCAGTAAAGAAGATAGTCAACGGCGAGCAGGTGGCTTTTCCGCTGCCTGCCTGCACGGACATCGTTGTGAACATCGTGAACCAGTATCGGCGTGTGGCTCTGAGCTACACTATCGACACAGCGGAGGACAACATCATCAATGCGCGTGTCGAGGGCGACGCTGTATCGGTGGGCACATACGCTCTCGAAGTCCGAGGTAAGATTTTCGGCAATGACTGGCGTAGCAAGGAGTACGAGCAATTCTGCATCGTAGACAACAACGCTTCGGGCGATACGGCGTTCAACGGCGAGCTTATCGAGGGTGAGGACTCAGTGGAGATGAACACGGCACTTGTTATCCTGCCTCCGACGGCTGAACTGTCAGACCTTATTAATAAGACTAACGAGGCTCTGAAAAAATCCAAGTCTGCCACAGCTGACGCAGAAAAGGTAAATGCTACACTCACAGAAGAAAATGTCTTAGAGGTAACTGATAGAACTGGTGTAAAGAAAACATTAGACCTTAATGTTACTGATGGTACTCCTGCTGGTTTTGGTGAGATTGTTGCAACAGTAGACAATTCAACAGGCACACCACACGTTACAGTAACTACTTCTGGTACAGATGAAGCAAAGAACTTTGCATTTGCATTCACTGGTCTAAAAGGAGAGCAGGGTTTGCATGGGGAACGTGGAGAACAGGGACTTCCAGGCAAAGCTGGTGAGAAAGGTGATCCTTTTAAATATTCTGATTTTACAGAAGAACAACTTGCTGCATTAAAAGGTCCTAAAGGAGAAAAGGGTGATACAGGAGAACAAGGAATCCAAGGTCCACAAGGGCCCAAGGGTGATACTGGTGAGAAAGGTGAGCAAGGAGTTAAAGGAGAACAGGGTGTAAAGGGTGATACTGGAGCGCAGGGAGAACAAGGAATCCAAGGCGTAAAAGGTGATCCATTCACTTACGATGATTTTACTCCCGACGAGATTGAGAATTTAAAGAAGCCTGCTACCGATGCTGCAAATAAACTGAATAAGTACTTGGATATTGTCAAGCTACCTGTCATTGAGACTCCAGCAAGCGGTGATACTGTAGCGATGGAAGCTAACAAGGTGTATAACATTACTATTGGTGAATCCCTTACCCTAACCCTCAATGCTCCAACAGACTTGACTGTGACAAATGAATATCAGGGCAGCTTCGATACAGGTAGCACTGCCCCAACGGTTACTTTCCCTGCTGATGTGATATGGATAGATATACCCTCTGTGGTGGCTAACACGCATTACGAATTTAATATCAGATATACAGGCGGCAAGTACTATGGACTTGTGCAGGCTTGGGAAATTAATACGGAGGAGAGAATATGAGAACGAATAGAAGAAGATGTATGAAAAGTTTGGAAATCTTACCATGTATAGAGGGCACTTCTGATCAATACATAGACACAGAGGTTAAACCTTTTAAAGATATTGACTTCTATTATGATATTGAATATACATCTATAAAGCTTGTTGATACAACCTTTTCGATTCCAATTTTTGGTGTATGTGGTTCTACTTATGGATGGCAAAAAGAATCATTTTATATCATATATAGGAATGACACTAAGATTTTTAATATAAGGGCTTACAACGCATCAAACGCTCACGATGTAAAAGAAGACTGCCCATTATTGTCAGGGAGATTCCAAATAAGAATGTCTTATTCAAGATGGCAACTTATACAAGAAAATAAGATTTTAGTTCAGCAAACACTCAATGGTGTTTATAAATTTCCTAACCTGTCTATTTATATAGGTAATAAACATGACTCATCAAATAATAATTCCTCAATGAAGGCTTACTACAAGATATATGGATGTAAAATATATCATGGTGAGTTATTGATAAGAGATTTTGTGCCAGCAAAATATAATGGTAGAAAGGGAATGTTTGAGACTATAGGTAAAAAGTTTTATGGATTTAAAAAAATCATTTATGACCAGTAAACGATGGATTAAGAACGGTGTCTTTGCATCCGACACCATAGAGTTAAACGGATGCGTGGTGTGTAACCCTAATGATGAGCAGCTTATGTTGGCAGGGTATAAAGAGTATGTAGAGCCAGAGCCAACGGTAGAGGAGCTGTTGGAACAGGCGAAGCAGAGGAAGACCGCAGAGATAGATGCTTACGACACCTCTCCTGATGTCAACGGCTTTTACCTGAACGGAGAGCGTGTGTGGCTGGACTTCGAGCTTCGCGACCGTGTGTACCAGGGCAACGAGCGTTTGCAACGTATCGGTCGCACGGACACTACGCTATGGCTGGGCAAGCAATGCTATAACTTGAGCATTGAGCAAGCGCAGAATATCATAAGCCATATCGAAGCTTACGCTAAAGACTGCTACAACGTGACGGCGGCACACAAGAATGCTGTGAGCGAGCTGACGAGCATCGAGGAGGTGGAGAAGTACGACATCACGGCAGGCTATCCTGCGCAGCTTAGAATGGAGGTGTAACATGATGATATTAGCTTTCATTATACTCATCACCCTTGCGCTGTATGTTTTAAGCTGCTGCGTTGCAAGACGAGTGCCGATCATGCTCTCGGAGGTGTACTACCTCGCAGATAGAAATTGGCTCTTTCCTGCGCTCATGGCGACGCTCGGAGCATCGTTCTTGCCGCTTATGCTCGAAACCGGCGGACTGGAGTGCATGGCTTTTCTTACCTGCGTGGGCATTATCTTTGTGGGCGCAGCTCCTGCGTACCTCGACGAGGGCGAACGCACGATACACAAGTGCGGAGCTATCACGTCGGCAATAGCAAGCGTGGCGTGGGCGTGTAGCATCAACGCCCTGCCTACCGTTCTGTTTGCCGTGCTCGCTGTTATGCTCTGCATTTGGAAGCGCCGCTACTGGCTGTTCATCGCCGAGTGCTGCGCGATACTCAACATCGTAACAACATTATTTATCTAAATCTAAAACAGTATGGAAATCAAGGTAAAGCGAATAGCAAAAAAGGAGACGTACACAATAGGCAAGATGTATATAGATGGCGCATACGTCTGCGACACGCTCGAGGACAAGGACAGAGGACTGACTTCTAATATGTCGGTTGCGCAGATATGCGGAGTTAAAATCAAAGGCGAAACCGCCATTCCGACGGGCAGATATCTCGTCGATATGAAGACGGTATCGCCTCGCTTTGGAGGTCGGGCGCAGTATCAGTTCTGCAAGGGGAGACTGCCAAGGTTGTGCAATACACCTGGCTACCAAGGTGTACTTATTCACTGCGGCAACACGGCAAAGGACACGGATGGCTGCATCCTTGTCGGTGAAAATAAGGCGGTCGGACAGGTGCTGAACTCAACGGCAACGTTCCGCAAGCTCTACCCTATTCTGAAGGCTGCTGACGAGAGAGGAGAACAGATTTGGATAACAATAGAGTAAAGGAAGCGAAATGGATACAGTATTGCAGATTATAACGTTGCTTGTAAGCAGCGGCATCGTCGGACAACTCCTCTACTATAACTCTCGGAAACGAAAGGAAGCTGCGTCTGCGCAGAAAGACGAAGACGCGAACGCAATGGCTTATGCTCAAGAATGGCACAACCTTTACGACCATGAGCACGAGGAGCACATGGAGGAGCGCGACCGACTAAACAAAAAAATTGACTCACTCTACGACGACATTGGCAAGCAGCGAACAACCATCCGTCAGCTCAAAGACGAGAAGAACACGCTCCTAATGAAAATGCACGAGCTGCAATGGAACGAGTGTACCGTGAACGGATGTATGAAGCGCAAACCGCCTCGTGATTATGGGAGAGAAGAAACTGATTAATAATAATGTCAAAAGTAAAAGTGTATGGATATAAGAGAAATTCTGATGCTACTGAACTGCATCATATTGGGAGCGACAACGCTCTTTATTTTCTACAAGGCAGCGCAGCTCGATATGGTAGATGAAGGCTACGACGAGAACAAGCGAAATAGACAAGGCGCAATCGGATGGTTTATCGCGTCTATATTCGTTGGTGTTCTCGCGCTGCCAGTAATGGTGCTGCGTGAGGTGTATCAATGGAAGCGTTACAAACTACCGAGTATCGAATGGGATGATATTTGCCGCTACGGCTTCACTATCATCGTTGGCTCTATGCTGCACTTGCTCCTGCTTGTTCTGACGAGCTGCGCGACTCCGAAGCCTGTTGTGCTTGAACGGGTAATCAACAAGACGGACACGTTGTATAAGACCAACTACAAAGCCGATACGTTCCGCGTACACGACTCTGTCTATGTTGAGAGCTACATGATAGGTGATACAATATATAAAACAAAGAACGTGTACAAATGGCGTGACAGAGTGAGCATCAAGACGGACACAATATACAAGTCTATCCTGCGAGCAGACTCAATTCCAGTGCCGGTGCCAGTTGAGCGTAAGGCGACATGGTGGGAGCGGACGCAGATGTTCGCAGGCAAGATAGTGGTCGTAGCGGTGGTGTTATTCGCTATATCACTACTGCTTTGGCTGATACACAGAAGAAGATAATATGTTGATTGGTTAGTTATCAGTTTTTTAGTTTAAGGTGATTTGTTTTCAGGAGCCTTGCCCGTCCGTGATGGATAGGCAAGGAGTTTAAGGAACTACCCATGAACTAAAGATTTACGGTTTTTACGGTGTTTAAATAAATATAAATATAAATAACAGTGTATACAACTTTGAGAAAAAATGACTAACTTGCATCAAATAAAACTAATCAACGTTATATTAAACTAAATAAAATCAATATGAACGATGATGATAAAAGGATGTTTCTTGCTCTTGTGAAGGGTAAGGACATATCGGAGATTATGTCTTTGATTGCAGAGTCCGGCAATCAGTATTCACGCAGAATATTGCGGTTTTTCCGCTGGTTCTGCAAGTGGGTTCCAATACTCATAATGACGGCGCACATGTACGGCGTGTTTGACTTTAGCCGCAATCCAAAGGAGATGTTTGCCGTGCACAGAGCAAATTGGGCGTGCTACACATTTATATACATCATGGTCTATATACTGCCGATGGTTCTTATTCTTGCGTCGCGCTTCTTCTGGCTGTGTTGGAAGTATCGCATACCGTTCTTCTACTTCTTCGGTGTAAATTCTATACACCTTGTCTACTGGAGTTGGTACACAACAAACGAGATGGTAATGGCACACTTTGTAATCATGGCGTTTACGCTGTTGTTATATATCTACGGAGCTGTTGATTGGTTTTGCAACAAATCAAAGCTCGGCAAAAGAATGTTCAGTTAAACAGAAATGCTATGAGAAAGATTTTCGGCTACAAAATGCTCGGCACGTTGTTGCAATCGCTTGCCAATTCGTGCTTTAAGGCAGACGAGCAGCAGCGCAACGGCGAGAAAGTGACGGCTTGCGGTATGAGTGACGATGATATAGAAACACTCTGTCAGGACATCCTTCCGAATATGCTCAACCCGATGATGAGCGCAGAGGAAGTAAAGGACAAGCTCTGCGTTAGCGACGCGACACTCAACAGAATGGTGAAGCGAGGAGAAATACCGAACGGCGAGTGTAAGAAGCGCGGACACACACGATACTGGAAGAAGTGGGATATTCTCCACTTTATAAAACAGAAGAGAAGCAAGTAAAGAGGCTTCTCTTTTTTTGTTTTCAATTCTTTCCAATTCTTCAAACACTGGAAAGAATATTTTACAGCGTGATAGTACCGACTATCACCTTATACATCTGATTATCAACGCAATACAAAATCTTTGAGCGTGTTATGACATTATCCGTCGTAACTCGCTAACTTTGCGGTGTAACGTTACGAAATAGTGTTTAGTCAACTAAGGTAAAATTTTTAAAAAAGATTGTATTATGTCTGAGTCAAAAACTTATGTATTCGGCAATGAAGGTGGCGGACAGGGCGGCATGATGAGTTTGCTCGCTCCTCTGCTTCAGCAGAGAGGTCTTGACCCTAATCTCCTCCTTGCCATGAACAAGAACGGCAATGGTTGGGGCGACGGCTTCATGTGGGTAATTTTCCTTTTCTTCCTCATGGGTTGGGGCGGTAATGGTTGGGGTGGTTTCGGCAATGGTCGCGCAGGCGGTATTGCTAATGAAATCAACAACGACTACGGTCGCTCGCTCCTCATGGATGCCATCGGTGGAAACAGAAACGCTCTAAGCAACCTTGCTACACAGCTTAACTGCACCGAAGGTCAGATACAGGCGGCTATCTCGGCTCTTACCTCGCAGGTTCAGGGTGTGGGCAATCAGGTCGGCATGAGCGGTATGCAAGTTATCAACGCTCTCCAGCAAGGCAACATGCAGATTGCACAGCAGCTCGCTTCTTGTTGCTGCGAGAACAGACTTGCCACATGCCAGCAGACCAACACCTTGCAGAACGCCATCAACGGCGTTGCGACAAATCAGGAACGCGGTTTCTCAAGTCTTGCCTTTGAGACACAGAGACAGACCTGCGACTTGCATAACGCCATCAAGGACAGCACGCAGACTATCGTCAACGGTCAGAAGCAAGCCGAAATGCGTGAAATGCAGAACAAGATTGACGCTCTGCGCGAGGAGAACTCAACGTTCAAGTCGTCGGCTATGACAAGTCAGATTGTAGGTCAGGCGGTCGCTCCTATCAATGCGGTGTTGGCAGGCTTGCAGCAGGAGGTTGCAGGTATCAAATGCAAAATGCCCGAAACGGTGACGTTAAATTACGCACAAGCAACCGCCGTTCCAAATTGTGTAGCAGCACAGATGGGTCTGTACGGCTTTAATGCCCTTAATAACGGAGGGTTCTGGGGTTAATCTATATCGGTAGATTGAGAGTTCTTTGGCTTATTGATAAGAGATTTATAATCGGAGGTGTACATCCATTCGTAACCTCTATGGCTACTCTGCAAACCTCTGCAACATTTAAATATACTGGCTGAGGAAAAACCATCTTTATGCGCTTCTGCCATAGACTCGTAGATATGCATTAATACTCCGTTTCTTAACTTGCAAACACTGATAGTTCTTTTGCTGTTTGTTATTGGATTTAACATATTTTGCAAATAGGTACACCATCTTAAATTTCTCGCAGTGTTATCTGTTCTGATTGTGTTAATGTGGTCTATACAGGGATAGTTGTTAGGATTAGGAACAAATGCTTTTGCTACAAGTCGGTGAATGTAGTGCTTATGAATCGTCGAGTTTTTTGCTAAAGAAACGTATTTGTAGCCATGAACAGAAGAGGGGTTTAAAATCTTTCTGCTATATGAAGACTTTATTCTTCCTAAAGAAGATATTTCATACAAGCCTTCATATCCTTGTATCGCCCTCCATACTTCACCTTCAAGTGAAGCAGTGTCGTACAGTTTGCGCGCTCGTTTCTTTCTTCTCCAATAAAGATTATCAACCTTGCAGTTGTAGAAATCACCATCTTTGGCTTCAAGTACATAATTATTATCTGGTTGACAAAGAAAATGCTGGGCTACAAGATAAGGAAGATGTCTTTTACTATCTTTGCCGTCTATAGAGAGTGTAACACTTGGTGTTTTTTCTCTTTTTGTGTTGTTCGTTCTGAGTAAATGTGGTTGCTTATAAACATCCTGATAGCGATTGTTTACGTATCGTCCCAAAGACACGACTCTACCATAAGAAGACACCTTGTAAAGCCCTTCAAAGCCGATTATATCTCGCCACTCCTCACCATCAAAGGTGATACTTTTAAGAAATTCTTGATTGTTCATAACTGTCAACTATTTAAAACGTGTCAACTTGAAAAATGGGAAGAGGCGTTGACATACCTCTTATCAATGAGTTAATTACTCTCATCTATCCCGATATAAAGTTAATAATTAATTTTCAAATAAAGAAATTATTATGACATTAATTTGGAATAACCCTTTCAATTGGGTCAACAGAAGAGGGTCGGCGGCTATCGGTTCTACTGGCGTGACGGTAGGTGCAAGCGGTGTGGTATTCTCATTCAGGAACCACGCCTTCTTGAATGCCAATTACAGAGGTACGGTATTCGTAAATCTGCGACAGGCAATACCGACAGGCACAACGACCACGCTGCCGATACTCTTTGAGACCAACGGAGCAACACTGGCTGTCACCAAGTTCGGAGGTGCGGCTCTTACGGTTGCCGACGTAGCCGGAACTGGCGTATATCAGCTCTGGTTCGAGAGAGATACTAACACCCTTCAGCTAATGACGGGTATTGTTTAACAACTAAATTGCGAATTGTATTATGTTCAGTGGACTAAGAACAAACAGCATATTCTATGTGCTTGAGAAAAGCGAAGAGCCGACATTGAAAATCGGACAGGTGGTAAGCGTAAGTAATCCGCAGCCGAAGTTTCCGACCTATCAACCAGGGCAGTTTTCTGCGCAGCCTATGGAAACGGTTGTGGATGTGAAAGTAAAGCTGCCCGACGGTGAAGCAGAGTTCAAGCAACTGCCTTCAAACGGACAGATTGCCAACTCGGGCGACGTGGTAGTAAGCGAAAGTCGCGAAGCGATGATTGCCGAAGTGGAAGCGATGTTACGACACTCGCAGGAGGTGCTTGCAAGCAAGGACTACCACGAAAAGGTGGTGTGCAACTGCGAGAAGATAATGTGTGTTCTCAATCCTCAGATTGCCAAGGACAGGGAGCAGGAGCAGAAAATATCTCAGCTCGAAACCAAGGTCTGCGGCATGGAGGGTACTTTGTCAAACATAGAAAGCATGTTGCAAAAGGCACTGAAAAAGTCAAACAGCAATAACTAAAATGCAAGAGCTATGTACATGATAGAAATCACAGAGAACAAGATGGGTGAGCTTGTTGAGAACGTGGAGAAATGCTTGCGCTATGGCGGCAAGGCAATGGCGTGTCTTGACAGCTTGCAGCGTGGCGAAGGTCGATACGGTGAGCGTTCACCTATGCCCGATTATCGCGATGATTGGCGATACGAGAACGAACGCCGTGAGCACGATATGTACGATGATGACGACGATGGTCGCTACGGAGAACGACGCGGCGGTTATCGCGGTCGCAGACGCTACTAAGTAATTAACCCGACTGGTGGGGAGGTTCGCTTCCCTGCCAGTCCTTTAAAACCTAAAGATTATGGGAAGATGTAAGATGCCTTTGGATATGTATGACTTGAAGCCCGAAGGAATGATAGCATATCTAAGATACAACGGCTATCACTTCAACAAAAAGATGTGTGAGTGGGCTGTCAAGCAAATGCGAACGATTAGCCCTGCTACTGGCAAGGAAGAACGTTTGGAAATGCTACCGAAAGAGAAAGTCGAGGAGATGTTGCAAACAAACGGCTTGCAGCTTGAAAATCTCGTCGGCTACGACCATGTGTATGTGGCGAATATGTGCAGGGCAGACTTTTGGGGCAAGTCGATAAAGGACGAGCAGCAAATGGCGCAGTATGTAAAAGATGTAGTTGATGATACGGACCAGAAGGACGGCTTCATCTTCAACCGCTTCTATGCCGACTGCTGCCACAACGGTATGCCTATACCGTGGGAGGACTTGTTATGATTAGGCGTGACATAAGGCTCGACAAGTACGACTGGGATGTGCGTTGCTTCATCGGATATGATGATGGCGACGCGGTGCATCTCTGTAGCGAGCTTATGACTATTGGGTGTGGCAGCGAAGCGACAAGCAAAGCCTACCGTCACTTCATAAGCGGTGGCGAAAGCAGAGGACTCACCTACTCCAACGTCAAGGACAAGGTGAGCGTGGTTACTATCGGACACTCAGAAGAAGAAAGCGAGATGGTTAACACAATCGGTCACGAACTGCTGCACGTTACGGCGCACATCTGCGAGGCGTACGATATTGATATGAGCGGTGAGCAGGCTTGCTACATCATGGGAGAGCTGTGCGAACGGATATTCAAAAAACTAACATAAATTTAGCGGTATGAAAACAATACAGACAAATACGCTTGCCGAAAAGCTGTTTTGGTTTTACAGAATCGGCATAAGAGCGATACCTATACTCCTTATGGTTTTACACTGGTTCGGCGTGTATTGGTTTCACCATAACGCAGCGTCAATGGGTTTAGATCTGAACGAGAACGCCGTTTTGGTTGTGTCATTATATATACTGGCGTATATCGTGCTGCCCTCCGTTTTGCTGCCGGCAAGCTTTCTTTTCAAATTCTGCTGGGTGTGGCGAATACCGTTCCTGTATCTTGCAGGAGTTATTCTGATAAGGCTTGGGCACGGCACGCTGTGCATTTCAGAAACGACACGGATTGCGGACTATACACTAATCTTTCTGACGATGCTGCTGTACGGTCGAGCATTTACGCTGCAAGACAAATGACAAAAACCGCGCACGGACAGCAAGATTTTACTCCTGCTGCCCGTGCGCGGTTGGTATTAACCTATTCTCCGTAATCCTCTGGTTTATATTCGGGGTTCACCTGTAACGCATACTCTCCTGCGCGGTCGTAGATACCCTCGTTCGAGATTTTAGTTACGATATTCTTCGCCGCCTGAACGCTGTCCGCATCGTCGTTGATGTCAATGTCGGGCATCCCTGGTATTGCGTTTATGACGGACTGCATGGCGTTGTTCCAGTTGCGTTGCAGCTCCAGTGCGTTGCCTTCGTTGAACGCCTGGCGCAAGTCCATTCCTATCTTCTTCTGAATATTGTCAAACAGGTTTCTGAACAGGTTTACAGCAATATCTATCAGCACCATTGCCGTCTCCATACGGGCGATTATCTTACTTTTCGGCACCTTATTCTTCAAGAAGTAGTTGTCGATGCAGTAATAGAGTGTTGTGACGAGCGGTTTCAGTTCCGCTTCCGACGCATCGGATAGGTCAAGCCAAAGCTGATAGCGGTCGGCGAGGACAAAGCGCATCTTCGCATCCCATGTGTTGTAAGCAGCAAGAGCCTTGTTGATGCTTTGCTTTGTCTGCTGACGGTATAGCTTCTTGTCATCTTTAATCGCGTTGTAAGCGTCTATCATCGCTGTTTGAGCAATGTTGTACGCAGAACCCATTGTGATGTAATACAGCGAACAATAGCGGTCAATGCTCCTTAGCAATTCCTCTTTCTGCTTTACGCTTGGCGCGATAATATACGCCATTCTCGGAGTGTGGCTTATTAACTGACTTGCACTCATACTTATATTGCGTTTAAGATTTGCAAATCGTGTGCTTCGCCTATCACGCCTACGACGGGTATTCCGCAAGCGTCCGCCACACGGCGTTCCGTTTCACAGCCTTTTGAGCACCGCCATAGGTTCGGAACAACAATACCATCGCAGCCGAGGAGCAGGCGTAAGTCCTCTTTCATGTGTTCCGTGTACGGTGCAGAGTCAGACAAAGGCTTGCTCATGGGATTGACTGCCTTGTAGCCGAGAATTGTCAACTCCTTCTCGATCCGTGCGAAAAACTTGTGTCGCTCGTTGAGATTGTAGCCTGTAATCGGTGATGATATGTATATTTTCTTTTTGCTCATTTTTGTTTATCAGATTAAAATATCACTTCCTTGTAGCTTGATGTCGGCTTCTTGCCGGACAGGATTGCATTGCCGCAAGTAATCAGTCCGTTGTCCTCGTCATACGACGGAACGAACACGATTACATCAAATCCGTTTGCTTTCAAATCTTCTTCCACTTTCTTGTACGGTACGAAAGAGTCGTAGCCGCCACTTGTCTGAATATGGTTGGCTTCGCAGCTGTTTGTTCTGTGAAGTGGTGTAATCTTGCACATGAACTTGCGTGGGTCAAACATCGAAGCAAGCACCTTGCCGTCAATGATAGAGTCGTCGGCAAGAGCGAAGTTAAGAGCGTACTTGCGACCGCGCGGAGTTTCGAGTGTGTCGGCAAGTTCTGCAATATCTTTCAATGGTAGAGCATTGCCCGAGAACAGGTATTCTCGCTGTGCGTCGTCGGTAGAGTTTATGGAGAACTGCAAGCCTGCGTTTCCGTTGTAGTCGATATTCTTTACCCTAACCCATTCACGAATAAAGTCGTTTAAGCCTCGATTACGCTTCGGAAGCATCGTGCTTACTACAGGATGCACAAGCGAATTTCCGATGTAAGGAACAATATCCTCACGCAAGAAGAAACGTGCGTGCTCGATTACAGCCTCGTTCCATGTCGGCTCGCCCATGCGTGCATAGTGTACGTTAAGACGCTTGGTATGGTTAATCTCTGGGTGCATACTTAACGCCGTTGTTATCTCGTTGCGCAGGTCGTTCAGTGTCACGTTGCGTCCAGGTCCGACTTTCGGCACGTCACAGAACTTGCAGTTCATTGAGCAGCCGTACTGGGTAGAGATTGTTATCACCCATTTTTCGGTTAGGGGCATCGGCGTTCCGTTCGGCACACCATTCAGTTCTCTTGTTATGCCGAGAAAGTCGGCTTTGATGTTTGCATCTTTTCCGTAGTCGGCTACTGTCAGAAACTCCAACGTGCCTTTGTCTCCTTTTGCGGTGTAGATTTCTCCTGTAGGAACTTTGATTTCTTTGAGTATTTTCATTGTTAATTGTTATTTGATTTTGAGTGATGTTTTACTTTTAACTGCGCAATTCTTATGCGCACGTATCGAGTTGTTAGTTCTCTTTTACGATACCACGTACGCACCTCGTACGTAACAAATACGCCGTATGGGAGTGGCCATGTTTCGATTGATGTAGTTATCTTTTTAAACTTTACCTTAATACAGTAATGCGGTGCCTGGAACATGGTTTTGTAATGCTTCTTTATTTTTCTAATCTTCATCCTTCACCTCCTTTTTAATTGCTTCCAGCTGTTGTATGATGTTGTCTATTGTCTTGCCGCTGTAATCAACGGCAATTTCTTTCAGCACGGCAATCTGTGCCGTCAGTCTGATGTAATCTGCCTGTTTCATTGTTGCTTGTTTTTGTTAAATTTTCCGTGTTTCTCCTTTTGAGAGTTTCAAGAGCTGTATAGTTTCGAGCATTGACCTGCTGCTGCCGCAGTCAAACCCAGCGTCTATCAGTTTCTTTATGTGCTGATTCTCCTCTTCTTGTGTCATTGCTCTCTGTTTTCGAGTTTGTGTTCCTCGTTCCATTCTTCCTGAAAGTCCGCAAGTTTTCTGATGATACCCATGAAAACGCTAAAGCTTATAGGTTCCGTGACTGCCGGCTCTGTAATTATAACGCGGCTTTCATCGTCAAACACTCGAACCCTAAATGTTATCTTTACGTCCTGCATATTAGCCTCCTTTTTGCTTGTCGTTAATATTGCCGATAATTCCAAACTGGATGTATTTCAGTATCACTCCCAAAGGTATATCGTCAAATTTTATTTTCCCTTTTATGGGTCTTAAAGTGAACGCTCCGAGATTTTCATACCACTCCACTGCAAAGGTCGAAATGCTACATCTAAGTATATCTCCCTCATATATTTCTTTGCCATTTTTGTCTACACAGCCAGTGAACTGACATACGGTCTCTGGATCAACGTGATATGTAGATGTACAATTGTCTGAATGTGCCACAACTATTAATGTAGCTCCATCCTCACATTGCACCAAATTACCTTCCATCCATTCTCCAGCATAGCGGCTTTCTTTCTCGCATCTGCCACGAAATTTAATTTTTCTCATTGTTTTATTAATTTTTTATGTTCGAAGCTCCACTGTCTTTATGTTTATCGTGGATATTACCGATAATTTCTACATCGCCACGAAAGTCGTTTATAACAACTCCGTATAAAGACCATGACTCTTCGTATTCGGGCGAAAAGTATATCACATCAAAGCAGTAGCCGCGCACGCCGTCCACTATATAGCCAACAGGCTCTCCGTTGTGCGCAAGAATATCTCCGTCGTATATCTCCTTGCCGCTCTTGTCCTTCAGCCCAGTGTTCATGCCGACCGTATTGGGGTCTACCTGCGCCATGTTATTTCCGTTATCGTTGCTTATGTACACTCCGTCTACGAGATGGAGTAAGTCGCCATACACCCATTCGCCGTTATCGAGACGTTTGCCTCTGAATTTTATTTCTCTATTCATAATTTATCTTCTGTTTCATCATCGAATTTGATTAGCAATAGTATGCAGATTACATATTCCGCTGACAGTAACGCAAAAAAGTATTGTATACCGAAATAAGCATTAATTATTGCATTGACTGCCGAAACTACCGAAGCAAGCCCTACCGCAAGCACTGCCAATGTAAATTTTTTATTTCTGTTCATCGCTGGTTCGTGTTACGTAATTTACTTTTCGCAAATCGTTGATTGCCATATTTGCCGCTCTCTCTGAAACGATAAGCTGCTTGCCATCTTTATCGAGAACGTTATTCCATTTCTGCCAAAAATGCCTCTTGTATTGGACTATATATCCAAACTTTAGAAAGGAGTACTCATTCTGCATTATACATGGCAATAGTGCAACTTTTCTTGCATACATACCTATTCCTCCTTTACTCCGAACGGCGCACCGTCGGCAAACGTGTTGTCGTTATAGCTATTCTTGGAAGCCAGCAGTATTGCACTACCGTCGGCTTCTGATAGATACGCATAAACGTCAGTGACGGCTACAATGTTAAAATAACATCCTCTACACTTTATCCACCCAAACGGCTGGTGTTTCAGCATCTCCTGCCAGCACTCATCCGCGTTTTTAAACGGGCGGTACTTGGGTTCAGGCTTGACGCGGAAGTTTCCATTAATACTCCAACTGGGTTCTGGAACGTCAGCCCATTTACCATCCGAACACTCCCCTTGTATCTGCTTTCCGTCCACATACGCCTGCATCACGGCGATGCGCTCTTTTGTTTCTTCTATTGTCATAGCTGTGTTATTAATCCTCCAGTTCTATATTATGTTCATCTGCGAAACTATCTTCTGCATCCTCGCAATAACGACCTTCACAAAGTGTCTCAGGAAATGCTCTGTTAATAAAATACTCTCGACAGCATAACTCGCATATTTCATCTCCATAAGCATTTTTTAACTGTTCTCTCGTCATTATTCACCCTCCTTTCGGATTAAATAGTCGTACATAGGCTTGCGGCTTCTACGATATTTATTACATATCTTTTCTGCTTCTTCCTCTGTATTACAAGTTGCAACAACTCCATCGGGATACGTGTCCCAATATCTAATAACTTTAAATTTTGTCATATTAACCCTCCAGTTCTTTTATAGCTTGCGCACATCTTTGCATATTCAAATCCATATATGCCATAAGGTGCTCGTCCTTGCCCATGTACAAACCCTTTGTAAGAAAGAGACTATCCTTAACCTCTTTTATTAACTCAATAGCTTTTTCTTTATTCATTGTCTTATGATTACTAACTTCTCTCCCCACTGTCACTGGGGAGAGAGTTATTATTCAGTTACCAACTCCCAGTCCTCTGCAAATACATCACTCGAAGACGGAACCCAAGAGTCGGCACGTCCGTCTGGGTGAATTATGAGCATCTGATTAGTGTAAGCGATGTGTGGTTCAGCACGTGCCATAATGATGTCTTTGGCAGACTGAGGAAGTGACTGCATGTTAGGGATAATGTCGGCTGAAATACGAGCAGGTACTTGCTTGACAACAAATAAACCTTTGCCATTCCAACCAGCTCTGCGGACAGCCATACCTGCTCTAAGGTAAAGTACTGCTGTGCCGAATGTAAAATTGGACAACTTAATTTTCGCCTTATTTGCTGTTCTAAATCTGTCTGCTAAGACAAGGTAATATTGTCCCATTAACCCTCTTTGCACAGTCAACAAAGCACGAGAAAGTGCGTCTAAAGCACTGAACTCATCCGAAGAAAGAAAGTTATCGCATTTATTCATGCGTTTTTCAAGGTCTTCGAGTTCAAGAAGCATTCTGTTGACGAACGTTTCAGACGGCTTGTAAGCCTTCTCGAATACATCTGCCGGACTCCAAGACTGGTAACCGCCTTCGTACTCAACGAGGTAGCCAGCCTTGTCTGTTTCACACTCAGAGGGTCTTACACCCTCTTTCAAGAGCTTGCGCTCGTAGGCTTCGCCCATTGTCATAGGCATAGCCTTCACTGTCTTAGTTCCAGTGTACTGTTTCATTTGTTCGTTCATAATGTTTATTTTACAAGTTAAAAATCGTATACGAAAACCCAAGGGTTGCTCTCCCATGTGCCCTTGCCGCTGATTTTGTCTATTAGGGCAGCGTAGGCTTCGCGTGGAGTCGAGAAAGAATAGAAGTCTGTCACAGCGTAATTTTGACAAGTATAACAATACTCTTTTTTAAAACGAACGTACTCTTTTCCAAAACGGACGATGCCTTCCGCTATGCAATCTTCCTCGCTAATGTCCTGTAACCTCTCTACGCGGATGTTGGTAATGCGAATATGATGGGGCATTAAGTCCGCACGGACAAATATCTTATTGCTGCATCCTTTCTCGTATTTGATGCACTCCAAAGGCATTCCGTTTTTACCACAAAGACGATAAAATTCATCGTCCTTTCTCAAATCTTCGTATTTTTGAGCGATGGCTATAGTTTCGCCGAGTTTGTAAGCGGATTTGGCGAGAAGTATTCCCTCGTCAAACAGACATGCTTTGCCTTTGTTTACTCCTTCTAAATCCTGCCTAACCGTAATATCCCTCAATCTTCCTGCGGTATAGGCTATCCTTCTTGTTTGAGTCTTTCTGCCTTCGAGTACGGCTTGTGTGAGACCGTACTTGTCATTGAACATAATCTTCTTCATACATTTATACTTTTAGTTCTGCGTTCAGACCCAGCGCCCAAAGGATGTGTTGGAGTTCGTGAACGTATTGTATTTCTCGTAACTTTTTGCCATCGAGGTAGGCGGCAAACTTATTTTCTTCGACCTCGTACACGATATTGATGCCGAGGTCGTAATGATAGTAGTCGTACCATTCCGAAGTGCCTTCCTTTTGATGCTGCTCCTCCTTAAAGTCGTTCTTTTTGAGGAGTTCGAGAGTGAGAGGTATGCCTCCAATTTTACAGCACCAAATCCACCAAGGTCCGTCGTCGTCATCGTTGATAGCGCTTAGACAGGCGGTTCGTTTTTTGTCTTCAAAGACTGTTAGGGGATTTATATCGGTAACAACGCATTTCGTGCCTTTCGGGAACATGCAATCGCGGCTCACCTTTACAAGGTCGCCTATTCTTAGGTCTTCTGGTTTAATCATTTTCCTGTGTGTTCTTTTGTAAATACTACTCTTTTATCTTCTTTGTCATAAGGGCAATTAAACATCTGAGGGCAAAGACCGCAGCTTATAATGTGACGTACGTCACATTTCATTCTTGATTTGTAGCTCATTTCTTTCTTCTTTTATTTGAGTTTTGAAGTGCCTGACCATAATCCTTTGGGGAGGTTACTGCGTTTGGAATAGCCCTATATGCTGATAGCAAATAATAAAGATGGTCTATGAATTTCATTTCTCGCCTCCTTTCGGCAATATATAATTCTTTGGCATCTTCATATAATTATCCAAACCCAAGCCGAATAGCAGATGTTGGAGTTGGTGAACATACCGTATTTCCATGTTAAAAATATCAGTGCGATAGTAGTAGCCCACAGGGTATATCGCTACTCCATGCTTGGCAAATTCTTCGTGTTCGTCACTCCATTTCCATCCGTTGCATGTTAGCACCTCGACAGTTAAAGGGATAGGCTCTATTTCAAAACAGTTTGCGTCATACAGATCCTTGCCTGATTCGAGTGAGACATCTGTCCCTTCTACTGCGTCAACCCACGCATATCTTGAAGGGTTTACTCCCATATATTTTACCCAGTCGCCTACTATATATCTCTGTTCCATATACTTAATATTTATTTGTTAGGCAGCAAGTCCTCTATGTAACACCACTTAGTGATTCTGTTATACGCAACGAACTTTGCCCATTCAACATCCGAGAATACTCCATCTATGCCAACGTCCATAGTGTCTCTATCATCAAGCCATTGGTATAGGATAACAGCATTACCTTCGGGTTTTACACTTGCCTCGTGCCAAATGGCGTGCTTGAACCATTCAACACCTTCTTTAAAGGCAATTCGTTCGACAGTATTCACCAAGCCTCCTACATTAAACTTGCCAGCTGCTGCTTCTTGTATTTTCTTTTCGTCAATCATAATAGTTTTGTTTTAAAGTTATCGTAAATTTCCAAGTCGTTCCACCACTCTTCTCTGCCGAGTTCTACGTGTTTGTTTTCGGGCATTTTTTGCTTTGCAACTGCCTTTATCCACTCGTTTGGAAAAAACGCATTGAACGATTGCAAGCCGCTGCTTTTCTTCGTCTTGCCGACTACCTTGCCGTCAATGTAGAGGTAAAGCGGATGGTATTCGCCATTGAAGCGGTAGCAGAGAGCTTGGAGCTGCTTGTGCTCTATCTCGCTGTTAAATGTCACCTTGTAGCGGTTTCCTCTGTGCAAAGCAGCGAGCGCGTGCATGAAGTCCTCGTAGCCAAAGTGCGTGTTCTTCTTGCCGTTCAGTTCGTAGAAGTATCGCTCGAAGATGTCGCGTCGCATATAGAACCAGAAGTAGTCCATATCGTCGTCTGACATCTGCGGAATTGACTTATACACAATCTCCTGCCAAACGTGCTGTCGGAGGTGAGAACCACTTGCGAAGCCCTCAACTGCATAAAGGAAGTCTTTTCTATTTAAAGAAAGATTTATCATACTTAAAAATTTTCTCTTATTTTCTGATATTGCTTGGCAAATGTCTTTTCCGTTACCCATGCGCTGTATCGTGTGCGGAAGTAACGCTTGGGCTTGCCTGAAACAAGCCCTGTTGCGTCACGAGGAGTATGCACGCTCATGTATATCTTTGGCACGATGTCCGTTGACACATACGATGTGATATATTTATCCGCAAAAGCGATATGCTCTGTCTCGCGGAAATTGACATTTGCAAGCGAGAAGTCTTTTGCCATGTTAGCATTATTTGGGATTGTTTGTTGTGCCTAACAGATGTTGATTGCCCTCATAAGGGATGCAGTACTTGTAGACACTTGATAAACAGACGTAAGGGCATTGCTTATTGAATGTGTTGTAGTGAGAGAAGAGTTCACAACGCCATACACTATCTTCGTTGCATCTCACCAACACCTTGTCGAACGGCTTGAATGAACACTTAGGTTCAACGACCTTAACAGGCTCTACTTGCAACGTTTCAGGATTGTACTTGCCGCCGTAATGCTTCTCTGCTGCTGCGATGAACAATGTTTTTTGTTCATCATTTGCCTTTACAAAACATTCTGTGTCGCACACTTCCGCTTCGCCAAAGGTGTGGTCTTTGTAGTAGTTGATTGTGGTATTAAACTCTGTGTAATCATCATTTGCCCAACACTCAAATACAGCGTACATTTGGCTGTGCGGATTATACACAATATCGCCACGCTTGAAAAATTTACTCCATGAACGCATCCTGTCCGACGGGAAAAGCAAACACTCCGCGTCTTCAAAACCATCGATATAATGTCCGTTTTTTGTAAAACCTACCAAAGTATCCACAGAGGTTAAAAGAATAATCGGGTATGCTTTCCGGTCAGAGGTACAAACCTCATCGAGATTACATTCGCCAAACATCAGCGAATACAGCTTTGTGCCTTTTGGCATATCGCGGAGTATTTCCGCGATGTTAATCTTGTTCTCCATCTTCTTCTTCCGTTTTCTCTGTGTTATACTTCATTTCGTAAGCCTGTATTAATGCTTGCTGCTTACCGATGATTGTTAAAGCTTCTTTATAGCTCTTCAGTAGGCTATTGCATATCGAACTTCTGCCAAGGAAGTACCATGCTCCCCCAAAACAGATAAGATTAATGATTGTTAATGCTATTCCCATTGTTATTCGGTTTATATATCTTTAACACTATCGAACACTGTCTTTATCGGTGTAAGTCTTAAACCGCCCAGACAAGCGTCACTATTGGGGTCGTCTTTGAAAGTGTATGAGATGGTATCTATGAAACGTGTCATCTCGACCTTTATTTCTCTACCTCTGTACTCGCTGTTGAGTTCTGCGACTACGCTTTTAAGCACCTCAAAAAGCATAACTGGAGTAAACTTCTCGCTAAACACAAACTCTGCATTTCTAAAAGCTTTCAAATTGTATGCAAGATCCTGCGTCTTCTTGTTGTGAACGCTACATTTCGGGCATTCGCAGTAAAATCTTTCTTCTGTCATATTATTGTATTATTAGTGTCTTAATATGTGCGCCTTCACCACCTTATGAACCAGGTGTGGCTGCGCCTTATTAAACTCCTCTACAAACCAACGTTCGTATTCATCTTGAAAGCGTGGTCTGCGGATTTTTCCAATCGGGGGGGGCAAGAGGTCTACGGCAATCTTCTTCCCGTTATCCAGCGTCAGTACGGCTTTCATAGCTTCCCAGTTTTAAATCCTAACTCCTTTGCTATTGCAAGGAAGTCGGAGAGCTTGTCGGGTGATACGCTGGTCTGCTTGCCTTGCGAACAGACAACACCATCTTCAACCTTGAAGTAGATATTGCCATCCATGTTGATGTAATAAATCTCACTTTCCATATTACTTCACCTCCATATTGATTAAGTCGTCAAAATATTCTTCCGACTTGCAGTCGTAGCAGTAAGTCAGCGTACCGTCAGCATCCTTTGTAAGCATCATTATGCTGTTCGTATCGTTCAGCAAGTCAAGCAGCATATCTACTCGGGAGAAATAATTTACGTTGTCGTTGATTCTAAGCCAATGTGCGCCAAGAATAAAACTTGTTGTGCGGAAACCCTCTTGTTCGCTTGTGTTCTCGTCGTGGCGGATAAAAACATAATTGCGTCCTCGTATGATAGCCCACACATCGCGCAGCCTGTTAATAAATTCTTTGATTGTTTCCTTCATATCTGTTATTGTTACATGTTAAAGTTAATTTCTTCAGCAGGAACCCTATCGTATAGCCTAACGAACCCACCACAAAGGCGACGTAGGCTACGAGTAATATTATTCCTGTTGTTGTCATTGTTATTTTGTTTTATTGCACCACAAGTCGATTTCGATATATGCTCCTGCCCATATCGCTTCCTCAACTGTTGCGTCAGGATGCTCGCTGAGCCATTTCTGTATTTCGTCTTTCAGTGCCATTTGTTGATGTTTTAGGAGTCCATTCTATACCGAGCCTCGCAAGCGTGCCGTCCTTGTAGGCGTTGTACGCCATCTTCGCTTGCAGGCAGTTGGGGTTTCTGTCAGCAGCTTTGATGGCTGCGAGGAGGTTGTTACGTTGCTGTTCAGCGCGTGTGAACTCTATTTCCTCTCTGTGTCGTTCCGCTTCCAGACGTTCGCTTGCCAAATCGGATTCAGTAATCGTAACCGTCACAGCTTGCGATTTCGGCTCATTTAGAGTAGCAGTACCGCTCTCTACAAGCCGTGAGAAGTTCTCGGGTTTCAGTAGCCAGTTGAAGTCAGCAACCCATTTTGACGGGTTTTTGCCATTGAGGTAAGGGTCTGCGAGAGCCTTGTCAAGCACCTTCTGTAATGCCTTGTTGTCATTGTTATATTCCGCAAGTCGCTCCTCGATCAGCTTCTTGCGGTACGGGGTGATGTTGAGCACCTTCGCCATTGAGGATTTCGTTTCGTCCACACGGCGATTCCAGTAGGCGACGAGCTTTTCGTAGTCTACCGTTGCGGTCTTTTCCTGCAATACAGGACTTGCCACACCTTTTGGCGCGCTTGTCTTGTGCGTGCTTTTGCTTTTATTACGCTTCGCCCAACGCTTGCGTGCGTTCTCCTTGTTGCGCTCGCAGCGTCTTTTGTATGAGTCGCGTTCCGCGTCCACGTCCGCCTTCAGAAAGGCGAACGCAACACGAACGGCTTGGTCGGCATCCTCGGACAACATCGTGCCGTCGGAAGCGTAAACGAATACGGCCCTCATAAGCTCGCCGAGTTGCATATCGGTCAGCTCCTTGAAGGCTTCCATGTTTGACAAATCGAGGGAAATTCTGTTTTTCATAACAATGACTTTTTATTTAGTTTGTAGGGCAGGGAAGCGACCCTACCCTACTATGATAGCATTTAGGTTGGCTTGCGCCCACAGAACGTACTTGCGAACGTTAAAAGGGCAGTTGGTCAGTTCCTGCTGACGCTGCGGGCTGTGCTCCTGGTGCAGGCTGCTGCGGAAACAGGACACCTGGTTGCGGTACGGGAGATGGTTGGGCAGCTGGCTGCCCAGCCGAAGCATGGTTTACGACGTTCCATGCTCTGATTTGGTTGTACCATCGTCCGTTGTATTCGTGAGCGTCGATGTCGATTGACACCGTAACCATATCGCCTACTTTGAGATTGTACTGCTCGACACGATCTGCGCCGAACACATCGAAGGCGATGTTCTTCGGTGTATGCTCGTTGGTCTGCAATACATAGGTGTTGACCTGCCACGGCTTGCCGGTTGACTGCGACGTGCCACTTTTTGGTGGCAGGGCCGCTATGATTTTTCCTACTACGTCCATGATATTTCTTAGGATTTTGACTTGTTAATGATTTCTTCCACGAAAGCGTTTGCGAGCTTCACGCGCTCTTCAAGTAGCGCGATGTCCTCGTCGTTGCGTGGAATGTTTACGATGTGCATGGGGTTCAGGAGCCACGGCGAATAGGAAACAAAGTCCGTTTCCGTTGCGCCGGTGCAAGCCATCTCCGCCATTGTCTGCCAATAGTATTCGGGCTTGACTTCTTTCAGTGATGCGCCGTCGTGTATCTTATCCACATACATCATGTGTGTTGCGATGTTCGGGCACTTGATTTCCAGGCACTTCAAGTCCGCACCTCTTACGATGCCGTCGGGCGAGGCCGCGAAGTGCGGTATGGCATCGTGCTTGCAGGATGCGACCTCGAACACCTCGACATCGTTGTTGAGCTTGATGTATGTCTCTCGGGCGTACTGCTCCTGCTCGATGCCGAACTGCATAGCCTTGGAGGTGAAGTTCGTCTGATGGAGATAATCCTCAAACACATCATCATCGTTGAGGAAGTCGGGGTTGAACATGCGCTCGGCGGCTACCTTGTACATGTAGCTCTTTGCCGTTTCGGACCACACCTCATCTTTCTTGCGACCCGACTTCATAAGATTGTGAACTTCGGAACCTGTGAAATTGGAGAAGCGACTGCGGTACCAGGCGATACTTCTTTGTTCTACATTATCGGTAATCATGCCTTAGCCTCCTTCTTTGCAGCGTTGGCTACTGCGGTTTCGGCTGCTTTGGCTGCAACGTTCTTCTTGTTCTCTTCCTTGCGATACGGCTTCATAAGTTCTTCCACGGTTGTGTCGCCATCTCTGAGCGACTGTATTACGCCGCGCAATAGAACTATCTGCTCTGCCTTGATTTGATTGACGGTCTGCTTTCCGCAAATCATTATAACCTCCTCTTCCGTGATGCCGTACTCGTCCTTGAAGTAGTCGATGCACTTCTTGCGTGTAGCAATCAGCTTATCGTTGTCAGAGAGGTCGCCGGTGATGCAGTGCTGCGCCGCCTGGTACACCTTGTCGGTAACAGCCTTCGGGATAACGGCGAACACGGCGTTGCGGTATGCGATAGCGCTGGCTGCGTTACCTGTGACGGTAATCATATCGTCCGAATATCTCTTGCCATTACTGCCTACGATTGAGCGGCGAACCTCGAAAGCGGATGCCACGTTGTTCTCCAAATCCCAACATGTACCACGGCTGACAACCTGCTTGTCGGTAATCTGAACGACCTTTGTTTCGGTACGCATATTTCCCCAGTTGGAGACGATTAACTTTGCCAGATGCACGCTCGGACCGGTGATAGGCTTTTTGCCGCGAGGGAGAGCGTAACCGCAGCTCTGTGCTGTATTCTCGTCTATTGTCGCCAAAGCGATTGAGTTATTGATGCTTCGTGTGACGTCTCTCGGATACTGCTTTGCGGTTGCCACCTGCGAGTCTATGTTTGCACGCTCTACCGCGTCCAACTGAACTATGTTCTGATCATGCTGCACTTGCAGCACTTCGTATTCGTTATTTTCCATTTGTTATGCTGTTTTTAAAATCATGTTACTTCTCGAACACATCGAGTATCTTTGTCTCTACGAGGCGGTTGATTTCGTATTCCATTGCCATATTGGAAAACACATCTACGACATATCTGCGTGCCGTTTCGATGTTTCCCGCCTGAACGAGGTAGTTGACGTTGTTCTTCTTTTCCTTGCCGGTGCGCTCGTCAAGCGTAATCATTGCGACGGTTGCACGGAAGAACTTGTCATCGTCTTCGTCCTCGGAGAAGAACACCTCGGTGTACGGAGCGATTGCGATTTTCTTCACATCGAACTCGCCCGAGCAATACGGTTCCATCTCTTCTGTAATTCTCTGCTCCGCTTCCGCGAAGCTCAATGCGTCCACGGCGTATGCTTCCGTAGCGATATTGTTTTCGTCACCTTTTGAACGCTCGTAGCGTACCGTGGTCTCGTACCACACTGCTGTTTTTGTTCTCATTGCTTTATGTTTTTAGAAAGCTTTATGTTTTTAGAAAATTAGTTACTGATACTTGAAGAAGATAAACCCGAACGCATTTTCATGTATTCGGTTGATACCGAGGTTTCTGTCGATGGCAAGGCAGTATTTCACCAGGTCACACGCTTTCGTGTGCGGCATCTTGATGAACGTCTTGTGCTTCTCTAGGAGTTCCTTAATCTTCTGTATGTGCAGCTCTGCTCGTGTACGAGACTCTGCACTTGCGCCCGACTCTCGTTCTCGGATGCGCTCATATACTTCGCTTATATTCATTCCGTATGTTTTTTATTCGTGTCGCCATTCCCACTGACAGCAGCAATAATTTGACTTCGGGTCTCGCTTCGGGTCTTTGCACATCTCGGGCCAGTTTCCCCACATGCAATCATGGCATCCCTTTGGTTTTCCCATGAGTTGCACCTCCTTGCTTTTCGTTGTTGTCGTCGCAGTCCACAAGATACTCGACCGCAGCCTGCGTAACCGCAGCGAACACGGCGAGAAAAAGAACTATGATGACCGATGAAAATATAATTCCCATAATAATTTCAGTCGTTTTTAAAAATAGAGGGATTGCAGGGATTTCAACCCTGCTCGGTGTGTTTTGCTCCCAGAGGCTCGGTACATGACAAGCTTGAAATTGTTACAAACATAGATGAAAAGAACCCGTCACTCCTTGCTTGCAGCGTTCATGGCTTACAGGTGCCCATGACGCAATCCCAACTTGTTACAGAACAAGTTTAACAAAAATCAAAAAAGTTTTCAAAACGGCAGGATTCGCACCTGCAAGCCGTCCTTGTCGGCTTGGTTTTAATGGTTAATATATAAAGAACTAATTTTGCACTTGCTCAAACGTCAGTCCGCAGGATTTCGTGTAGTAGTCTTCCTTGCCGGAACGTTTCGTTTGTTCGTCGTAATAGAGCGTGAACCTGCCACCCACCTCAATGTCACGGAAGTAGTTGCGCATATTCACCAGGTACCATATCGCCTTGTACACCTTGGTGGGTCGCATCGCAATGCGCATCTTTGTCTTCTGAGGCAGTCCCGACATTACACGAAACCGCTCCATCATCCATGTGCGCTTTTTCGTTTCCATGCTCTTTCGTTTGGCCTCGGGATTTGTCTTGATTGTGTTTGCGATACGCCCCCGTGTCTTTTCGAGTATTCGGGCTTTCGTCTCGTCCGTCTGCTGAAGGTTCAGTTTTTTAGCCCAATACCAGACGCTGCCGCTGCAAACGCCGTGTCTTGCGGCTATCTCCCCGGCAGAAGAATACGGATATTCCCGAATTGTTATTTCTTTCAGCCATCCCTTGTGGCTGTAGATGTTCGTTTGCTTCACGTTCGTTTCTTTTTAGTTAAAAAAATAATGTGTGCTATCCTCACGAACGGCACACAACTGCTCTTTGAATGATTGAAATTATCAGTTACATATTCACTAACCAATATTAAAAAGAATTAGAAAGCAGGAGGAGGGGCTGGACTCGAACCAGCAAGTAAATGCAATACCATTCTGCACACCCTCCTCTTTTATATAATATGACAAACACTAAATAAAGTCTCTGCCTATTGTTTTCCGCACCTTTATAGACCTCTTTTGCGGTGCGTCGTCTTGCACGCTCAACGTGCAGCCTACTGCGTTCCATTTCGCTTTGCCTGTGCCGGCGATTCAGAGTCCGGCATGGTTCATTCTATCCGCTTTCACGGCTTTCGCTACATCAGGAGACGCTTTAATAGGTCTTTCGTTACTCAGCATCCTCGGGCGGCGGTCTTGGATTGTCAGTCTCGCGCCGTCCTATATGCTTTTCTTCTGTGTGTCAATAATTCAAAGAACGTCTTTATTTTGTGGTCGGAAGCGGTGCGACCCGCAAGAACTTTCCGAGGCTCGGGCATAATGTACTCAACAAAATGGCATCATCCAGAACATTTAAAGCTTTAAAAACAGACAACTGTGCCCTATCCGTAGTTCTCAGCACTTCCAATCGTGCGTTCCGACCTTGTTAAACCCGCTTGTCTTCGCAGATTTGCGGGGGAATTTTATCAAATAATAACTTAAATCAACTACAAACTGTTTTCCACCAAAAACAATAACAACAAATTCAAGTCGCGGAGGCGGTTACGACACCGGCATCTTGTGGGACAACTGCTTATTTAACTTATGACTGACTAATTATGAGCGATTCTATCTATTAACCCTATGAAAAAATCTGACCACATGTGCTTACCTTTGCACCACTCCGCGTTGTTTTAAAACCTGCGACCACCTCGCGACGCCCGCAGGTTTTGTTTCACGCTTGAAACATGTTTGTCTAATAATAAATTATAACCTTATTAGTGATTAATACCTCTAAGTGTAGAAAATCGTCTCGCGACGAAGCGATTAAAATATCGCCGAAACAAATTTTAATAATATGAAAAATTCTAACTTTTAGCATACTCTATTTTTCTCGATGAGCTTATCAATGTCGCGCTTGCGGTAGAACACCGTAGTTCCGACCTTGAAGAACGAGATGCGTCCGCTTGAACGGAGGTTCTTGAAGAAGTCCATGCCCACGCCGAGGTACGCTTGCGCCTCCTTGTTCGAGAGCCAAATCTTCTCAATCTGTGTTACTGTCGCCTGTTTCAT